ATGAAGCCTGCACTAAGCAAAGGTACTATCAAAGTTATTGCCAGTACCACATGGGAAGAATATCGCAAGCACTTTGAAAAAGATCGTGCATTGATGCGCAGATTCCAACGTATCACAGTTGACGAACCCACTGTGGAAGTCACAATGCAAATTCTTAAAGGTATTAAGAAATACTACGAAGAACATCACAAAGTTAAAATTAAAGATGAAGCATTGCAAGAAGCAATCAAGCTGAGTGTAAAATATCAGGCAGATAAAAAGCTACCCGATAAGGCAATTGACTTGATCGATGTTGCTTGTTCACGTTTTAACTTGAAAATGCCAGACAATGAACGAGTAGTCAATTCCGAAGGCATACGTTTTGAACTTGCTAAGATGGTTAAAATTCCAGAAGAAGTTGTTGCTGAACAAGAAAGCGAAGGGCTTGTTAATTTGCAAGGACATCTTTCTAAAGAAGTGTATGGTCAGGATACAGCCTTAGAAGAAGTGGTTGATAAGATCATGGTAGCACAAGCTGGCTTGAAATCAGAAAACAAACCTATTGGATCATTTGTATTCATGGGCCCAACTGGTACAGGTAAAACTGAAACAGCTAAGGCACTTGCTAAACACATGGGTACTAAGTTGTTGCGTTTTGACATGAGTGAGTATCAAGAGAAGCACAGCATCAGTAAGTTGATCGGTAGCCCTCCGGGCTATGTGGGCTTTGAAGAAAATGCTGGCTTGTTGATTACACAGATTCAAGAAAATCCAAACGCTGTTCTATTGTTTGACGAAATTGAAAAGTCTCATCCAGATGTGGCCACAGTATTGCTACAAATGATGGATAACGGTTTTATCACTGGTTCAAATGGTAAACAAGCTGACTGTCGTCAACTTATCCTTATTCTTACAACCAATGCCGGCGCTCAATCAGCTGAAAAGAACGCTATTGGCTTTGGCGCACAAGACAAAGAATACAGTGATGTAGATTTAAAGAAATTCTTAACACCAGAGTTCCGCAATCGATTGGACGGTATTATTACATTTAAGAAACTTGGCAAACCAGTTATGATCAAGATTGTTAACAAGTTTATCGACGAGATGCGTGATCAAGTCAAAGAAAAAGGTATCCGTATCAAAATCAATAACGAAGCGATTGACTGGCTAATTACAAAAGGATTTGATGCCAAGATGGGTGCTCGTCCATTACAACGTACTATTGACAAGGAAATCAAGCGTGACCTTGCTAAGATGATATTATTCGGAGAACTTAAGAACGGTGGATGGTTACATATCAGTGTTGAAGAGGATAAAATTTTGCTCACAGCAAAAATTAAAACTCCAAAACTACCGCTAGTTGTAACTGAAGCTGAAACAGTTACTATAACAGAAAATGAAGTATAAAGAGACCCGTAGTTTATTTTTAGGAAAATACCAGTACAAAATAGCACTGGTATGTTCAAGTGCATCCTTGTTCAGGGGAGGTGATATCGATAATGCCGTTATGGAATTGGCAAAGATTGATGTTAGGCATCCTGAACATTTTTCCTATTGGGCCAGTCGAATCAAATCTTCCGAAGACTTAGAATACGTAAGATCATTATGTTATGATTTTAAAAAGATTACAGACTATGACTTACGTGTAGAACAGCCTATTATCAACATCTATACCAACGATATCAAATCCGTTAAATTGTTTGAAAAGAAATATTCCGATACTATCAAATTCATTAGCAAACCCGCGGCAGACGGTGTATTAACCAGCGATACTATCATAATGAATAAGATGAATTTTGATTATCGTATTACTATGGGTGCAACTAAACAGGAATACAGCACTTTTGTTGAATGGGCTGAAAAACACCCCAAAATCAAGCTGACAAAAAGCTGTATACGTGATTTGCATCGTGGTAGAAGTTGGGGCGGTACGCACTTCTATGTGTCGGGCGACAACAATTTGCTCATGACCAAGATGCATTTAGGCGGTACTATAAGCAAGGTACAGCGTATTATACACCAGGCCGAAGTATAAAACACATTCTACGTATTACGATAAATACTCTAACTGCCCCAGTTAGGGTATTTTTTTGATAAACGGGCCAAAATATGCGTATAAATGAACTTTGCGAAAGCGTTGACTTAGAATTAGGTAAAGAAGCCAAAGACCCAAATGATCCACACGGACTGGGGTTTGATTTAAAGGACGACTTGATGTTCTTCATGCATCACGATGATGATGCATACCGCCGCCACACATTTCCAGCAATATTAAAAATCAAAGATCAGTTAGATGCTGGCAAACAAACAGATTACAAACTTTTTGACAAAGCCATCAAAGAAGTGTACAATAAGTATTGCAACAAATTTCAAATTAGAGAACTGCCACATGAATTGGATCAGGAATTGTTAGACGAGCTATGTCAACAGTTACACGAAGAAGAATGTGAAAAGATCAAAAACGGTCATTACGGGAAAAATTAAGTGTTACTTCGAGAATTATTCATCCGCGAAGTTGAACAAGCCAAAGTGCCAGTACAACTCGGGCGGGCATTTAATCATCCTGAACATTTTGTAATATTTTATGGAGTGAGTGGCATACTCGAAGCCCTGCAACACTTTGACGAAATCAAAGCTGAACCCAAACAATTGAGATTCAAATGGGACGGCAATCCTCAAATCTATTGGGGCAGGGAAGTTGCCGGAGGTCCACTAGTACTAGCAGGACACAATGGCTGGGGCAAAGGTGGTCGCAATACTGGCACCACAATGGATGACTTTACTAGTCCGGAAGCTGTGCAAAATTTTATTCTACACAAAAGCGGTGAAGGTGCCAAGGGACAAGAAGTAACTGCCGAACGCCAACGCTTTGCTAGTGAATTTGCAAGTTTGTATCCCACATTCGATGCGGCCACTCCAAAAGACTTTGTTGGGTTTGTGTATGCAGATGCTATCTTTATGCCCGCTACCAAACCCAAAATGGATAGCAGTGGTACTTATAACATGCATCCTAATCCACACAGTGCCACTGAATACCATGTCAGCAAGGATAGTGAATTAGGTAAACGTGTTGCTGGCGCAAAACTTATGATTGCGGCACACGGAACCTTTGATACATTCGGTGCACCAGACTCTGCACAAAAACCCAAAGACAGTTTTGAAGAATTTAACGGCACTAATGAATTAATTGTGTTGGACCCAATTTATAATAGTCAGGCACCAGCCCACGCAAAAGGCGGAGAAGAACTCACTGCTAAAAAAGATGTGACTACAAAACAAACATGGTTGGAACAGCACAGTGAAAAAATTGATCAGTTTGTTGGCAGTGTTTCGAATACAGATAAAAACGGAATATTTTATCCATTCCTGAATCAAAAAAATGCAGGTGGTACATTTGATAGTATCAACGCCAAAGTATTTTTTGATTGGATGGCAGAGCCACAAGCCAACGGCAAGCCCCGTGTGTCAGTACCCAAACAACAAGTGCTACACAATCTCGAACAACAAACACAGGCATTGAATGAAGTATTTCATGCTATGAAAGTTATCCGTGATATCAAACACGACATATACAAAATAACCAACGACACACATGATGCAGATGTGTGGGCAACCAATAGTGAAGGTTATGTGCGCTATGCCAAAGATAATCACAAACATGGCAATATGAAGATTGTTGCACCAGGGTGGAAAAATTGAAAGCATATCATTTAACAGAATCTGACCAGAATCAAGCCGCTATTATATTTGGGCGATTCAATCCTCCGCATTTTGGCCACAAAGCGGCTTGGGACATTGCGGCAGAATTTCCCATATGGTATGTTGGCACCAATCAAAGCACACAAGGCCCTAAAGATCCACTGCCATTTGATATCAAAATAGAAGCCATGAAAACATTCATGCCTGATATAGACGATCACTTGGTTGCAGAACAAAGCTGGTTTACTTTGGCATCCATGGTATACAAGCAACACGGTGCTGTCACATTGCATATTGTGACAGATGCCACTGATTCAAAAATATTTGTACCAGCACTACAAAAACAAAATGGCATCGAAGGTCCGCACGGATTTTACAAATTTAATAATATTGTATGGAAAGAAGCCAAACGACAAAGCGAAGCAAGTTTGGTTAGAAAAGCAGTCAAGGATAATAATCCACAAGAATTTGCGACCTATTCTGGTGTACCTGCTGATACAATGATTGCAGGACATCCATATTTCAAACTGGTAAGACATTACATGATGCCCTACATGCAAGCAGAAGCAGACAAAGAAAAACAAAAAGCTGAAAGAGAAAGATTAAAAGCTGAAAAAGAACAACAAAAAGCGGAGAAACTTGCAATGAAACAACAACCCAAGGCCAAAGGGCCTGCACAAGAGTTAGCTGAAACAAAACGTATGAGTGCGGCAGTTAAACTACAACGTGCATGGGATCGTGAACGTGCTAAATCTAGTGCAAGTAATGAACGTGAACACATGCGTCGTGAATTACAAGGCATTGCCGATCGTATGAAGCCAAAAGAAGAACCCAAGAAAGACGATCAAACTTTATCAGAAATAAAACAAAGACTAGATCCCAAATGCTGGAAAGGCAAACACAAAGAGGGTACTAAGATTAAAGGCGGCGTTCGTGTTAACAACTGTGTTCCTAACGAAGGCCGAGTGCGTATCGGTCAAGCGTTAGAAAGCATCTACGAAGCCAAGGCCCGTGAATCATTAAAGAAATTTGAACAAGATGCAATCCCTGGTATGACTGTTTATGACAGTTTAAATAACAGTGACTCGTATACTGCGTATCGATTTGGAGTTGCACTTGCTCCAAGCCCAGATTTTACTGATATGGCTAAGAAAAGTGCTCTAGCGAATTCATTTGCTATGATCGATTATACCGATGCTGATGCAAAAATTCGTAAAGGTGCAGAAAAATCAATGGGTGTAAAAGCTAGTTCTTCTTCATCAGCTAGTTCAAAAGAACTTCCAAGTACAAATAAAGTTAGTCCAATAGCTACCGCTAAACGTAATAAATACGGTATATGAAACAGTACAGAATAACCAGCCAAGACCTAAATCAAGATAGTCCAGACGATTGCTATCTTGCTCCGGATGATCCTGTACAAGAATTAAAAATATTATCAGGTATGGGCGGGCTAGGTGGCGAAGCTAGACTGCACGAATATCGTGCTAGTCAGGGTAGCAATATCAGTGTTACAGGTAATGAGAATGCCCGCATTCAACGTGAAAAAAATATACAACCAGGAACTCCAGAATGGTTCAAGTTATGGTTTTCAAAGCCATACATGACTGGGGAGGAGAAGAAATGAGAGCTAGAGAATTTTTAAACGAACAAAACGCGGCTAAACCTTTACGTAAGAATTCCAAACAATCGGCTCTATATGCTAAACGATATGACGATATGGACACATATTATGATATGTATAGATTTGGTGTAGCTATTGCTGGTGGCCCGGATACTCCTGACGAAGGGCCTGCTCGTGCAAGTCCAACAGTATGGATACGTAACGATATCGAAGACGCTAAAGTTAAAACAGCTGAACGAGCATTAGGCGTTAAAGGAACTGTAATTGTTCCAAAAGGGCCTAGCGAAGAATATAAAGATACTGAAACAGTTAGTCCGGTAGCTAAGATTAAACGTAACAAATACGGAATTTAATATGCGAGCTAAAGAATTCATCAGCGAAACAGCATCAATGGGTGCAACTAGCTCAGCAAACATTGCGACCGTTGCTAATCCCAACATTGCAGGCGGTGTAAACAACGCCAAACCGCCTAAAATTATGCAGAAAAAGAAGAAAGACGGAACGGCTGTAAATGCCTTAGATATGATAGGAGTCAGCCTATTCGGCGGCGAAACCATTAAAAGATAAATATTACAAGTTAACGGAGTCCTCAAATGGCCAAACAAGATCTATATAAAACAGCTCAACAAAGTGCAAAACTATTCAAATTAATTCAAGACGAACAGCTATTAGAAAGCTGGGTCAAGAACAAAATTATCAGCGCCGCAGAAGATATTTCTACGGTTTATCAGTATTTGAACTACGAAAAGCAGTTCAAAGATTACAGCAAAATGATTGCTGAAAGTACTGACCTAAGTGATAGCAAACGTGCTGTGTTAACCAGCAAACTTGCAGAAGCCAAAGAAAAAGTTAAAGAACTTAAGAAAAAGGCCGCTAAAGAAAAGTCTGAAAAGATGGACGAAAATGCTTTCGACACTAAAGAAAAGGGTGAGATGAAAGTTGGCGATACAAAGAAAACACGCACCGGCGAATTGACAAAAACTTCAACTGGTGTAGTACATAAAAATACCAGCTATCATGATGACGGTGATGAAATTGCTTCAAACGCCAAATCAGGCAAAGGCGTCAAGAGCCATGCCAAAGCGCAATCAGCCGCTGAGAAGAAAGAAAAAGCTCCTGCACAGAAAAAATCTAAGACTGGTACATGGGGTATGGAAAACGGTGAAAAGTTTGACAACCGTAAAGATGAAGGTTCATACTTAGGTAAGCGTTTAACTGCTGAAGGTAAAGTATGCCCGATCTGTAAGAAAGATCCTTGCAAGTGTAGTAAGGGCGATAATAAAAAGAAAACTGTTAAAGAAGCCGATGTAGGTAAGCACAATAACGGTAAGACAACTGGTTTCAAAGCAGTTGCTAATAAAGCCGCTAAAGAATACGGTAGCAAGAAGGCTGGTGAGAAAGTTGCCGGTGCAGTATTTCAAAAGATGAAAGCGTCTGGTAAAGTTAAAGAAGCTATTGCTCGTGCTAAAGATGTATTAGAGGGCAAGGGCAAGAAAGGCGATGGTAACTTGGCTAACAATGCTAAACCGTACGACAAAGTTACACGTGGTGATGTTATTGCCGGACGTCTTGGTAAAGACGAAAAAGGCGGCAAAAAAGAAGTTGTTAAAGAATCTGTTGAATTAAATCGTTTAAAGGTTTTAAATCAGCATCTAAACGGGTAATAGCATGGACATGAAGAAAATTCTTCAGACCATGGATAGTGTATCAAGTAAACCAGTAGAAGGGTCTGACAACATGAAGCAGTTTCTGTCCATAGTGACAGAAGGTGCCAATCCACACAAGGTTGCATTGCCAGTTCAAATGGCCATGCAACACTATGCGGAGCCGGTGGTTGCTCAACCTAAAACGATAAAAGAAGTTAAAAAATCTGCAATGTCCAACATGTTGTATCAATATTATACAACTGCTGAAAAAGAACTATCGGAAGAGGCTACGGCCAAAAAAGAACTAATCAGTGAACAAGCTAGACGTATTGCAGATCGATTATTAGAGAAAGACCTGGGCAAACATAACAATGCCACTACAGGATTCAAAGCATTAGCTAAAAAAACCAACAGCAAAATTGCTGGCGCACAGTTTCAAAAGATGAAAAAAGCTGGTCAGCTTGAAGAGTCGGACGAAGAAAGTTTTAACGGTGAGTACGATGATGAAGCGGGCATGGCGCAAGGTAGTTTGCACACCCTGCAAAATGCAGTAGCGGGTCTACAGCAAGTAATTGATTCTGGAGACAATTTACCTGAATGGTGTCAAGAAAAGATCAGCCTGGCTGAAGATTATCTAGTTACTGTGTGGGATTATATACAAAGCGAAAAAGCACAAGGTGTTGATCCAAAAATTAGCGAACACCGAGATGCATATCAACGTGACTACGATTCAAGTCGTACAGGCTTTGGTCGTCCTCCTAGAGAAGATGACGAATATCACAACGGACCAGATCCAGAAACATTTAAAATTAAATGTACTATGACAGATTTAGAAACCGGAGAACCCCGTAATAGAGTCGCTACAATTACTACAGCTCACGGTTATGGTCATGCGGTTAACATGGCATTAGATATGTATCGTAAACAAGGCTATAGCGATGCTAAAGAATTAAACTAATATGGATGAATTAATTAAAGCAATGAAAATTGCATTTGCTAGCGAAAACGTTTATTACGTTAAAGCATCGTCATTTCATTGGAATATAGAAGGTTCAAACTTTCCGCAATATCATGCTTTGCTAGATACCATCTATACGGAAGTATACAATGCACGTGACGGTTTCGCTGAAAATATTCGTAAATTAGGTGCTTACGCACTTGGAAGTAATAGCTCATATATTAAATACAGTGCAGTACAAGAAAGTAATCAAGTACCGGAGCCGCAAGCCATGCTTGCTGAACTACTAGCAGACAGTGAAAAAATTGCTAACTTTTTAAAAATTGTATTCGATCTTGCAGAACAAAATGGCGAGCACGGACTAAGTAATTTTATTGCAGATCGTCAAGATGCACATAAAAAGCATGCCTGGATGTTACGTAGTACATTAAAGGGACAAGGAATTTAAAATGGATTTGAAAGTACTACTTGCTAAGTTAGATAAAATAGACCAACGTCAGATATTGACGGAAAGTGCCACGATAGTAGAAGAAGTACTTTCAGCTGAATTAGAATTATTAAAAGAATCATATATTGCCTTGATGGAACGTGTGCGTGGTAAAGAATTAGAAGCATTACGCAACGTTAAAGATGAAGAACAACGCAAAAAACAAATAGCCATTTTAGCTGTTAAGAACAATTATCCCGGCTTGTTTGATCCTGTTACAGGTAAATGGGTTGATTACAAAGGTAACTATGCTTGGTTCGGGCCTTACAAAGCTGAAGTTGAGCAAATGGAAAAAGACGGCTTGGTTCCGCCAGAAGCGCATACAAGTGCATTTTGGGGATTAATGGGCAAAGATGAACGCGATGCCTATGCTAGCAGTCAAGAAAACCGTTCCAAATATGACCTAGTGGATGATGCTGATGATATCATCGACAAAGCAAATCAAAGCAAAAGCTCTATTGCTGAAAGTGTTAATAAAGGAACACTTGCACGAGCTATAACCGAAGGCTTTGGCTATTCATTTATTCAACTTAACGAAAATATTAGCGAAAAAGAACATAATACATTAAAAGCAATTATTGAAAAATTAAACGACAATAAGTTTAAAGATGATGCTGATGTTCAAGCTATACTTAAAAAATATCAAGAATACGTATTATACCGCGATCAACTGATTGCTAAAATTAAACAAGCATTAGCAGAATTAAAAGGCAAAATGCCGCAAGCTAAACCACTGGCTGAATCTCGCGGGCAATTAACAGAAGAAATTTATCTAGTTCCCCATAAAGATAATACAGTAAGTGCTGTACATCTTTTTATAGATGCCGATGGCAATGTTGTTGAATATGCTATTAACGAAGACATCGAAGCACTGGGTCGCGGACTTGGGGCAGGACTTACATTTGGTTGGAGCGACAACGCTGTTGCTAAAATGATTTCCATGTATAAAGGTACTGCATACGGTGACGAACTGGCAAAACAACTTGCGGCTACAGAAGCCGCTAAAGCACGTAGCCCAACATGGTACATGGCCGGTCAAGTGGGCGGTGTTATTGCTGGAAGTACTCTTATACCAGGAAGTGGTTTAGTAAAGGCTGGCGCACTAATTGGTGGTCAAATAGCCAGCGATAAGTTTGTTCGAGAGCCACACAATTTAGATACACTACAAAAAGCCAAAGATGCAAATGCTGTTAAAAAAGTACAAAAATCAACAGGACAAACTCCTACAGGAAAGATGGATACTAGCAGTGTGGCCGCTGTAAAAACTAATGGTGCGCAAGTTGGTACTAGCACGCCGTACGTTGATAACTCTCGCACTACGGTACAATCAGCACAACAAGTTGAACCAGAATTGGCAGATGTATTTAAAGATGCTGGCGTTAAAGATTTACCCGGGTTAATTGCTGTATTGAAAAAAGCAGGTGCAGACACTTACGACAAAGTAGGAACAACACTTGCTAATCTACTCAAAATTGATGCGGCTCCTACAACTGTATCGGAATCTATTGTATATTCCAGCATGAGCGAAAGCGAGCGCATGGCTTATTTACGCGACCGCATGTTAGAATTGGACGAAGGCCTAAATCCGTTTCCAATGCTTGGAAGATTACTTGGAATTGGTGCTGAGGCCGCACTACTTAGAGTGGTGGCCAATATTGGCAAAGAAGAAATTAAATTAGCGTCCGGAGAAATTTGGAAGAAAACTGCTACAGGCATGTGGGAAAACGGTGCTGGAAAATTAACTAATCCATCAGAGGTGGGGAAATTTATACAGGCAGAATTAAAGACTCCAGCAGGACAAAAATTGTTTGTGCAAAATAATCCAATGGGTTCTGCCGCGGCAAGTACAACTACACAAGCAACTACACAAGCAACTACACAAGCAACTACACAAGCCGCCGCAAGTGCGCAATTAAAAACTGGTGCTCAAACTGTAGTTAAAAACGAGCATTATGTTCTTAATAAGAATGGCGTTTGGTTTAAAAAGGATCCGCAAACTGGTAAACTGACCCAGGCATCATCAACCGAAGCAAATGCCGCGACGAAATCCGCCTTGCAAAATCCAAAGAATTTAAAAGCTCCCCAGGCAAGTAATCAAGCAACTCAACCAGCTGGAAACAAACCACCAGCGGCAACTACTCCTCCAGCAACTCCAGCGGCATCTACCAGTATGGTTAATAGTTTAAAAGCTAGATTTCCAAGAGTTACAGCCGCACTAAGTAAGACACCTACAGGACTTGTTACAATAGCCAAATATGGTTGGAGTAAGAAATGGTGGATTGCAATAGCCGCTATTATTGCGGCTGGATACGCATCCACTACTAGTACAGACCCGGAACCGCCCGGCCCAAACACAGTGACTGATCCAACCAAACCAGTCGACGGTAAGTGTACAACACCAGGCTATGAATTAAGTAAAGATGGTAAAACATGTGTGCCTTCGAGTAGTCAAGAAGTCGTGCCGACACCAGTAACACCAGTAACACCAGTAACACCAGTAGTGACAATTAATAATGTTCCAGTCACTCCAGAACAATTAGTAACTATTCAAAAATATGCTGGCAATATTAAAGCTATGATGAAGCAGTTAGAAGCCATGTATCCTGCTGATAAAGAAACCAAAGACATGCGATCCGAAGTTGACGAAGCCTTAAAAGGTATTCCAGAATCAGCCCAAAGTAGTCAACAAGTTCAAAGTAGTCAACAAGTTCAAACTCAGAACTCACAACGACAAGCATCAGGCAAGTTTGGATTTGATCCAACACCAGCCGGTTACGGTGGCAATATCAGACCTGCAAACTAAATCGGTAATCTTTTTTATCTAAACGATTGCTCTCACGAGATAATTAATATATAATTAGGCTATAGTTAAGGAGACTTACATGTCAGGACGTTCATACGGTGCAGAAGAAAAGGCAAAATTGGAAAGATTAATCAGTGAAGGCAGTACAGTATTAAGAGAAATTGAAGATTTATCAGAAGGCTTGAAAGAAACAGTTAAGGCAGTGGCAGAAGAACTCAATGTGAAACCCAGCGTTATTAATCGTGCTATTAAGATTGCACACAAAGGCGATTGGACTGCTCACAATGAAGATTGGGCAGAAATTGAAGCTATTTTAGATATCACAAAACGTATCTAATAAGTATATAAAGAAAGGCAGGCGGGCCATAATCCGCACAGTAGGTATTTGCAAGCCCTAAATTGCATATGGAGAACTAATGAGCTATGTAGACGCATGGTTCGACCGTAATAACGATGTTATTAAAGTTGTCGAACGCAACAAAAAAGGTGAAAGGGAATTCAGAGACATTCCTGTACGCCACACATTTTACTATAAAGACGCCCGTGGAAAGTATCTTTCAATTTACGGTGACGCTCTAAGCAAAGTTGTAGTTAAAAGTACAAAAGAACTACGCAAAGAACAAGCAATCAATTCAGGTAAACAATTATTTGAATCCGATATCAATCCAATCTTTGTAACACTTAGCGAAAACTATCTTAATGCAGACGCTCCCAAACTAAACGTAGCGTTTTTCGATATTGAAGTGGACTTTGATCCAGAACGAGGCTATAGCACACCAGATGATGCGTTCATGCCTATTACTGCTATCGCTGTTCACTTACAATGGATGGAAACTATGGTATGCTTGGCAGTTCCGCCAAAGACACTGACCATGGAAGAAGCTACGGCTATGGTTGAAGAGTTTCCAAATACCATGCTGTTTAAAACAGAAGCGGAAATGTTGGATGTATTTTTAGATTTGATTAAAGAAGCAGATATATTAACTGGTTGGAATTCGGAAGGTTATGATATTCCCTATACAGTCAATCGTGTTACCAAGGCACTGAGCAAAGACGACACAAGACGTTTTTGTTTGTTTGATCAATATCCTAAACGCAGAGAATATGAAAAGTTTGGACGCCAATCAGTCACATATGACCTCGTAGGTCGTGTACACTTGGACAGTCTTGAACTGTATCGCAAATACACATATGAAGAACGTCACAGCTACAGACTGGATGCTATTGCTGAATATGAACTAGGTGAACGTAAAACACAATACGAAGGCACATTGGATCAACTTTATAATCATGATTTTAAAAAGTTCATCGAATACAACAGGCAAGACTGTGCGCTTCTTGATCGTTTAGACAAGAAGCTTAAATTCCTGGACCTTGCCAATACACTGGCACATGAAAATACTGTGCTACTGCAAACAACAATGGGTGCTGTGGCTGTAACTGAACAGGCCATTATTAACGAAGCCCACAGACGTAACATGCAAGTACCCAATCGTACCAAGATGGACGACCGTGAAGAAAATACGGCCGCGGCAGGTGCTTATGTGGCATATCCCAAAGAAGGTATACACGACTGGATTGGTTCACTAGACATCAACAGTCTTTATCCCAGTGCCATTCGTGCGCTCAATATGGGGCCAGAAACTATTATTGGTCAGTTGCGTCAAACAATGACACAAGAATATATCGATAACAAGATGGCCAAAGGTTCTAGCTTTGCGGCATCGTGGGAAGGTATTTTTGGATCATTGGAATATACTGCTGTGATGAATCAAGAGATTGGCACTGATATTACTATCGACTGGGAGAATGGACAGACTGATGTGGTCAGTGCGGCTGAGGTATACAAGTTGATCTTTGACAGTCATCAGCCTTGGGTACTCAGTGCCAACGGCACAATCTTTACTTATGAGAAAGAAGGTATCATTCCCGGCTTGTTAAAGCGTTGGTATGCTGAACGTAAAGAAATGCAGGCAAAACTCAGAGACTGTATTAAGACAGGCAATAAGATTGAAGAAGAATACTGGGACAAGCGTCAGTTGGTTAAGAAGATTAACCTAAACAGTTTGTATGGTGCTATTCTTAACCCCGGTTGTAGATTCTTTGACAAGCGCATTGGACAGTCGACTACACTTACTGGTCGCCAGATTGTTAAACACATGGCGGCCAAAGTAAATGAGATTGTTGCTGGGGACTATGACTATCGCGGTAAAGCTATTATATATGGCGATACAGACTCATGTTACTTCTCAGCATATAAGACACTACAAAAAGATATCGATGCTGGTAATATCGAATGGACACGAGAGAATGTAATCCAACTGTATGACAATATTGGCGAAGAGGTTAATACAACTTTTCCGCAGTTTATGTTGGACACATTTCACGTGCCAAAAACACGCGGTGAAGTTATTAAAGCAGGTCGTGAAATTGTAGGTAGTAAGAGTTTGTTTATTACTAAAAAGCGTTATGCCGTGCTGTACTATGATAAGGAAGGCAAACGGGCAGACGTAGATGGTAAACCTGGTAAGATCAAGGCCATGGGCTTGGATCTGAAGCGTAGTGATACGCCGGAATTTATTCAGAACTTTTTGAGCGATGTACTTGAAAAGGTCTTAACAGGAGCCACCGAAACAGATGTATTAGCACATATCAGTGAATTTAGATTGAGATTTAAAAGTAGGCCGGGTTGGGAGAAAGGTAGCCCAAAACGTGCTAACAAAGTTACTGAATATCAAGCTAAAGAAGAAAAAGCAGGTAAGGCTAATATGCCTGGACATGTTCGTGCAAGTATTAACTGGAATACATTAAAACGTATGTTTGGTGACAAGTACAGTATGAATATCACAGACGGGCAAAAAGTTATTGTTTGTAAACTAAAACAAAATCCTATGGGATTTACATCAGTCGCATATCCTGTAGACGAATTACGTTTGCCACAATGGTTTAAAGACATGCCGTTTGATCATGAAGAAATGGAACAGACTATTATTGATAACAAATTAGATAACTTAATTGGCGTATTGAAATGGGACGTTCGTAGCACAGAAGAAAAGAATACTTTTAATTCACTATTCGAGTTTTAATATGAAAATTATAATTGCAGGATACGGATTTGTTGGAAGGGCGGTGGCTAGTGCGTTACAAACTAAACACGAACTAGTCATTATCGATCCAAAATATAACGATAATCGAATCACAGACCATATAGATGCAGACGGCATTATCGTCTGCGTGTCTACTCCGACTACTGAGAATGGTATTTGTAATGTAAACAATATTGCCAATGTATTAGATGTAGTTCCATTTTTTATGCCTGTTATGATTAAAAGTACATTAACTCCTCCTAATGTACAAGGGTTCAAAGAGATTTACGAAAATCACAGTATTGTTTACAGTCCTGAATTTTTAAGGGCTAATAGTGCTGAGGCAGATTTTGCCAATCAAAAATATATTATCGTAGGTGGAGAAGATCCAGAAGGATTTTGGCACGAATTATTTACTACCACATTGCCCAATTGCAAAATGATTTTTCAATGCAGTGAGGAAGAAGCGTGTATGATCAAATATACTGTAAATTGTTTCCTTGCCCTAAAGGCCAGTTACTTTAATCAAATAGCAGACATTTGTGATAACAACAAAATGGACTACGATATCGTAAGACACATTGTAAGTCAGGACGCTAGGATTGGTGCAGGACATACACTGGTTCCAGGCCCAGATGGACAGCGAGGATGGGGAGGTGCATGTTTTCCCAAAGACACTGAAGCATTTTTGCAGTGGTCCAACACTATTGGAATGCCAGCAACATTGGTAGAATCATCTATCCAATACAACAACAAAGTAAGAAAAAACTCTTGACTTTAAGCAAAAACCTAAATATAATACACATAAGGAGATTCATATGAAAGATATTTTACAGGACCTAGTAGCACATACACATAGTCTAGGATTTTTACCGCTAGTTAAAATTTCTAGCACAGACCAAGAAACAGTTATCGAAGGCATGGCAGAAGACCGTAGCGTTATTTTGCAAGCCAAAACAAACAAGCCAGTTGGTCAATTTGACGGCACATTTGGTATGCCCAACTTGAACAAATTGGATTTGCATTTGAAGTGCCCAGAATACAAAGAAGGTGCTAGTATTGAAGTGGTTACCCAACAACGCAACGGCGAAGACATTCCAACTGGCTTGCATTTTGAAAATGCGTTCGGCGACTTTAAAAACGACTATCGTTTTATGAACGCAGAAATCATTAATGAACAGATGAAAACTGTCAAGTTCAAAGGTGCAAGTTGGAACATTGAATTTGAACCAGCTGTTGCCAGTATTCAAAAGTTAAAGTACCAGGCGGCCGCACATACTGAAGAAACTACTTTCCAAGTAACGACCAAAGATGATAACTTGGTGTTTAGCTTTGGTGATGCAACTACACACGCAGGATCATTTGTATTCCAAGCAGGTGTTACAGGTAAACTAAAACAAACATGGGCATGGCCAGTTAGTCAAGTGCAAAGTATTTTGAACTTGAGCGGTGATTGCACAATGCGTATTAGTGATGCAGGTGCATTACAAATTACAGTAAACAGTGGATTGGCTGAATACAATTACATTTTGCCAGCACAAGCCAAATGAGTCAAGTAGATCCAAAAATACTCGAACTAGAAAGACAGATACAGTTCTTAAAGGAACAAGTTATCCGTCTTTCTAAAATGTGCGAGTACTTAGATCGTGAACGGGTTCGTTCAAAAAATGACATAGGTCAAATCGTACAAGAAGTACGATCACGGAGATAATATATGAGTGCCGCAAATGAATAAGAATCTAACAGCACATCAAAGCGATTATGCGTACTTCCTGCCGGCAACGTCGGGCTTTTACAGCACATACATAGGTAAACAACGATACAGTAACTATGTGGATCCTGCACGTATTCCTGCCAGCTTTGGACCACTGGGCATTGAAGCAATGAACTATTTGAATCCCAATGCGGCATTTTACTTTGACCATTGTTTGTATTCAGCTGGCCATGCCAACTTGGATTTGACCAAACCTGATCCGAGTGAGGATATGTTCCGCAACAGAGACCGTAGCACTAGTTGGGTATTAGGTGACTCGGGCGGATTCCAGATTGGTAAAGGTGTCTGGGAAGGCGAATGGAATGATCCTACAGGACCTGTAGTTGCACAACGTATGGCTGAGGCTGTGGCCAAAGGTATTGAACTTGTTCCGCAGATGCATCCAACGGGTCATGCCAAGACAGACAAGAACGGCAATCCCAAGTATACCAAGATCGACCATGTTAAAGTATATCAAGCTAAACTGGATGCGGCTCAAAAGAAACGCAGTCAAGTGTTAACTTGGATGGATGCACTCATGGATTATGGCATGGTATTAGATATTCCAGCATGGGTTGCTCGTAGTCCAGTTGGTGCTAAAAATAGTGGAATTGCCAGTTATGATCAAGCGGTTAGTGCAACCAAGTATAACAATGAATACTGGATCAAACATCGTAACGGTAATTGTAAATTCTTAAATGTATTACAAGGCGAGAATCACGCACAAGCAGAAGATTGGTATCAGCAAATGAAAGACTTTTGCGATCCAACAAAATATGAACGTCCGTTCAACGGCTGGGCCATGGGTGGCCAGAACATGTGTGACGTGGATTTAGTATTACGCAGATTAGTGGCATTGAAGTTTGATGGCTTGTTGGAAAAAGGTCATCAAGATTGGATGCACTTCTTGGGCACCTCTAAATTAGAGTGGGCATTACTTTTAACTGACATACAACGAGCCATAAGGAAATATCACAATGCAAACTTTACCATATCTTTTGATTGCGCCTCACCGTTTTTGGCAACTGCAAATGGACAAATCTACGTCCAAACAGAAATTACAGACAGAGAAAAATGGCTCTACAGAATGTTGCCCAGCCTTGATGACAAAAAATACAGTCAAGACACACGTCTCTTCCAAGACGTTGTAGTACAAGACAAGCACTTTAGCAGTTTTACCACCAGTCCTTTAATGGACGGAGTCCAAGTCAAAGACATCTGTATCTATGGTCCTAATGATGTGAACAAAATTGGCAAAATTGGCAAGACATCATGGGATAGTTTCACTTACGCAATTATGATGGGCCATAATGTTTGGTTGCATTTGAACAGCGTACAAGAAGCCAATCGTCAATATGATGCTGGTTTATGTCCTGCTATGTTAGTACAAGAAAAGTTTAATAGAATTTATTTTAAAGATGTTGTTGATGCTATCTTTAGTTGCGACGACAGAGATACTGCTAACGCAGTTATCGATAGCTTTGATAAATTTTGGCAAGCTATTCCAGGTACACGTGGCGCTATTGGTAAGAAAACTGTTAATGCTAGTACCATGTTTGCCAACTTGTTTGACGAAGTAGGCGCAGATCCTGTACAATCAGAAGACGAAGCGGATTTTGACGAATCTGCAATTGATAAACTAGACGATTTGGAAGCCAGCGTCCATGACATTACCTGATGAAAGATATCGAGCAGTAGTACAGACTCAAAGATTCTTATTAAAAATCTTGACCACTCCTCGAGTTCCTAAAGCCGTTAAAGATGAAGCAAGAGCATGTTTGCGTCACTATCCCAGCGAATGGGATATGGAGCAGGCCGCAGAAGCAAGCCCGCATGTGTTTGCCAAACGTATGGAAGATGTAACTCGAATGTTTAAATCCTACGAGGAAAAGAAAAATGAGCAAGCGTAGTCTAGTAATTGGCATGGGTATTGGTAACTTGTACAAAGATGTACTAACAAAACTTGGCCACGAAGTCATTACAGTTGACAAGGACACTAGCAAAGGTGCGGACTTTGATTCAGTAGATTCAGCTTTGGTAGTATATGGCTTGTTTGATACTGCTCACATTTGTACTCCTAACTTTACACACTTTGAACTGGCCGCTAGAGTTGCTCCGCACAGTAAAATTGTGTTTATCGAAAAACCAGGTGTTGCTACAAGCGATACATGGACTAAACTTGTAACTACATTTAAACAAACACGTTTCATAATGGTTAAAAACAACATGTGGCGTGACAACATAGCCGAGCTAGCAGAACTGGCAAGCAAGGCTAAAACTGTAAAGATTCGTTGGATACGTAAGAATTGTATTCCCAGTCCCGGCAGTTGGTTCACTACTAAAAAATTGGCATTCGGTGGAGTCAGCAGAGACTTGATGCCGCACTTGTTGAGTTTGTATGTTGCTATGAATTCCGATTGGAAACATGATACTGTCAGCGGACAGACTGCTATGCAATGCTGGGAATTAAAAGATATTGAAAATACTGATTACGGTACTATCAATCCCGATGGCACTTATAATGTTGACGACATGTGTGTAATCAACTTTGGTAACAAATGGCGCTGTGCGGCCAATTGGCGTAGTATGGACGAAGAAGACAGTTCTATCGTATTTGTCATGCCAGATAATACTATAGAACGATTTGAATTGGGATGGTGTCCTGAAGAAGCATATCATAATATGATTGTGGATGCTATCACTAATATGGACAATTCTGATTTTTGGTTACAGCAATATGCTGTTGATAGTTGGATACATGAGAGAATAGATCATCTATGACACGCTGTTTACAAACAACAGGACAAGGCTTCTTTGAAGAAGTAGAATACGAACTCCCTTCGTTAGGGCCAACAGAAATTTGTGTTCGTGCTATTATGACTGGAGTATGTCGTAGCGATATCGATATGATGCAAGGTAATTTTGGACCTTTACCATTAAGTATGCAAGGTCACGAAGGATTAGGACAAGTAGTAGATGTCGGCTCCGAAGTTACTAATGTGGAAAGGGGCAACTTTGTAGCAACCAGAGGCGAGCCAGCATACGCAGATTTTTATAATGTTCGCAAAGACGAATACGTGCAAGTGCCAGAAGCGCACCCACGTTATATTCTTGAACCGATTGCTTGTGGTATTAATACTGTAGATGTTGCCGATGTATCTAGAATAGACAAAGTACTAATTATTGGCAGTGGATTCCTAGCCTGGGTAGCTTATCATACACTAACCAAATTTAAACATTGCGAAAATGTAGATGTACTAGGTACTAGTAATATCGATCTTTGGGGAGATACACTGTTACTCGGTACTAGCGAAAGTTATGACGTAGTTATTGACCTAAGTGGAAAATATGAGCTAGGTATCGATATTAACCTAAATAATAATGCACTGATTGTTGATGCAGTTGGTAAAGCAGTAAGTAGAGAAGAAGCACAGCAACAACTTTGGAAAGCTGTTACTACTATTAAACCAAGTCCACGTAATACAAACTTCTATCAATGTATGAAGGATGCTGTTTGGATGATTGAAAACGGCTATCTAGAGGTTGATAGTTTTTGGACTCGGTGTTATAATCGTAACACTGAATGGCAACAAGCGTTTGCGGATGGTGTGGATCGTCCGAACGGTTACAGCAGAGGTTATATCAAATGGGACTAAACACTGAAGAACGACAAGACGTCGTTTACTTTACAGGTTATGAAGTTGAACATACTATTTGTTATGGTATGTTTACGTTATTTGTGGTAGGTACTCCTCCGCTAGAAGAAATCTTGCGTAAAGCTGACGACACTCAAGCATACTTGGATGAGTCTAAACGCATTAAACACATTTACTTTGGCACAAGTCAAAGTTTTAATCCTAAAGCAATTAGCCACGAAGAATATCGAGCGTGGGATGAAGTTATTATTGGTTGCCTTAAAGCAAACTATTGGGTTTCATTAGACTTTGGTGTTGAACACATTGAAGGCATACTGGAATCTGCCTATAACGAATATCCTCGCTTTGTCCCCATGATTAGTGTTAAGTTACCTTACATTAATCAACTCAACTATAATGCCACACTTAAACTGGATGACCGAACTTGGGGTGCTACAAATCCAGGTGTGTGGACACATCACTTACAGAGCTTGATGAGTAAAGACAAGTATACTCATTGGGATCAGTACACGCAAGATACAACACTATGATTATCAAACAAGACATTCGACCCAACAAAATGATTTGGGTCACCTTTCGCAAAGAAGGCATACATAAATACCCGGCGGCGCTGACAGATCCAGCGTTGGCTACAGGAGACGAATATGACGTATCTTTTTTGGGTTATCCTCATCGCCACATCTTTCATTTCAGGGTGTGGATCAATGTGCTCCATAATGACAGGGACATCGAGTTCATCCAATTCAAGCGATGGCTCGAATCGCTGTATAATGGTCAAGGTTCCGTTCTGAGCCTTGACTACAAGAGTTGTGAAATGATGTCTGACGATTTGTTTGACGTTATTTCCAATAAGTATCCGGGTCGTGAGATCTGGATTGAGATCTCCGAAGACGGAGAAAATGGTTCATTTATCAAATACTAATAAGAAGGCTTTATGGCTAAAAACTACAAAGAAATTAATTATTTCGAAACCCGCCCTGACATTGTTAAGATCTTCGGTGATCTTGAATCTTTGTTGGATTTTTGTAGAATCGAGTTGCTTCCCTACAACGAAGCAGACTTGTACAACAGAGAAAGCCATGTGTGGCGTTCTTTTGAAAACAGCCGTCGTCCAAAGAAAGCATGGACGGGCGAACGTAAACCGTACTTGGGTAAAAACCCTCGGCCACAAAATACGTTTAACAAGCCACGCTTCAACAACTAAATGACAATTTTCTTAGTTGACTTAGAATCAGTTGAGACAAGGTACACGGGTCAATGGAAGACTCATGTACCTGCTTTACTTAAAAAGGCAGGACACAATGTTCAAGTTATCTCTGGCCCTGAGGATATTCCTTCGGCCACTACTCCTGGTGCTTTTCTTAATTTTGGTGGCACCAATATATACAAGTCTCGTCAAGTTGAGCAAATGGGCCGTTTATTTTGCGACGGATCCGTTCATCCCGGCGACCACTTTATTTTTACTGACGCTTGGCATCCGGGCATTATAAACCTAAAGTATATGAGTGAGTTGCTGGGCATACCTGTAACTACACACGGCTTGTGGCATGCTGGTAGTTATGATCCTCAAGACTTTCTAGGTCGATTAGTTGGTGCGAAAAAATGGGTACGCCGTGCAGAACAAAGTTTTTTCCACGGGTTCGATCATAATTATTTTGCTACTGAGTTTCATGTAAAATTATTCTTTGACGAATTATTACATAATGGTGCTCCATCAGAAAACCCTTGGTATCATGAAGACTGGCAAGAACGCTACGACAACGGAAAAATTGTTCGTAGCGGTTGGCCTATGGAATATATGGAAGATACATTGACTATGTATAAGAACATGCCCAAGCGTGATCTTATACTGTTCCCTCATCGCATAGCGCCAGAGAAACAGGTAGATATCTTCCGTGACTTGGCCATACATTTGCCGCAGTATGAATTTGTAGTGTGTCAGGATCAGCAACTAACAAAGAATGAATATCACAATTTGTTAGGCGAAGCTAAAATGGTCTTCAGTGCTAACTTACAAGAAACTTTAGGTATCAGTTGCTATGAAGGTGCAGTGGTTGATGCTATACCATTAGTACCGGATAGACTAAGCTATACTGAAATGTATTCGGATACTTTTAAATATCCTAGCAAATGGACTGAGAGTTGGGATAGCTATAACGTATTTCGTCCAGACTTGTGTAAAGAAATTATACAGCACATGGATAATTACACCACACGTATTCCAAAAATTCGTAAACAAACACGTCAATTAACTGAAAACTTTTTCTCAGCACACGTATTGTTAGAAAGATTAAAATGATACTCAAACTGTTAGAACGCTTGGATCGCAAACGTATTATTATGGATCGACAATGTAACGAGCCATTACTAACTCGTTACTACTTGTTCCTAAAAGAACGTAAGCATTTTCCATTCAACGTGTTCTTACATAAGTTTCACAAAGGTGATCCCGGTGATGTACACGATCATCCTTGGCCGTATTTTACTTTAATACTTGCAGGCGGTTATTACGAATGGATACTTAGTGGCAATTGCCAAATACGCAAATGGCGGGGGCCTGGACACTTTAGATTTTGTAGTGCTACTAGCTATCATCGTATTGAATTAAAAGAAGGTGTAACACCTTGGACCTTATTCATGCCAGGTCCACAAACGAGAGAATGGGGATTCCTCGTTAAAGATAAATGGATACATAATGACTCATACTTATACGACAAACAACACAGTGGCTAATGGCGGAACTGTAACTTTAAATCCCGGTGGATTAACTGGTACGGGTTATACTATTGGATCAATTTCATCTTCACAATTGAATACCATCACTATATCAGGTGCTGGCGGCTCAGGTGGATTTGGCGGTGCTGGGCAAATTTATACAACTAACGGAACTGGTGGGGCTAACTGGGCTACAGCTTCTAATCCGTACGACACTGTAATGAAGATTAATCAAACTAATCCTCCAGAACTAGAAGTTAAAGGTCGAATGGTTATCAACGGTGTTGATTTAGAAGAACGGTTAAGTACAATTGAAAAAGTCTTGCGAATTCCCGAAAGAGATGTTAAACTAGAAAAGAAGCATCCAAAATTGAAGAAGTTATATGATGACTATATCAATGCATTGGGTAAGTACAGAACATTTGAAGCAATAAAAGGCGAAGATGAATAAAATTTATTACACATGGCAACAGGTAGAAGGCGCTTGTTTAGAATTAGCTAGACAGATGCATGTTCATTACTGGCGGCCAGATTATATTGTAGGCATTACTAGAGGCGGGCTTGTTCCTGCTAATTTGCTTAGTCAGTATATGGGCATTAAAATGAACAGCCTGGACATTAGTCTACGAGATGGTGGAGATACCGTTAGTAACTTAGGTATGGCTGAAGATGCGTTTGAGGGCAAAAAGATTTTAATAGTTGATGATATTAACGATCAAGGATCAACTGTTAATTGGATTAAGAATGATTGGCCAAGCGGCTGTTTTCCAGATGATCCTAAATGGGATTCTGTTTGGGGAGATAATGTTCGCTTTGCAGTTTTGACACACAATCAATCGAGTCAGTTTAAAGATCCAGATTATTATGTATGGTCCGTAAATAAAGCAGAACAAGACTGCTGGTTGGTTTATCCTTGGGAGGAATTTTGGTTATGAAGATTTTATTTAAATTTATTTTAGGAATTGCTATTCTCGTGGTAGCAGTGGCAGTAGGACCGATCCTAATGATTTGGTCCTTGAACACGCTGTTTCCAGCACTGGCAATTCAATATACATGGGAAACATGGACGGCCGCTTTCCTATTATCAGCACCATTCGGAAGCGGTATGTTTAGGAAATCTAAAGGAGATTAATATGACTCCAGAAGAAGAAAAGATTCATCTTGAACAAAAGATAGAACAGGTAAAATTGGATCTTGAAAGATTCAGACAAGGCGATAATTCTGATTCAAAACTTGAACATATGATGTTTTATCAAGATTATTTACAAGACGAATTAAAGATACTACAAAAAAAATTAAAAGGAATTATCAATGGGTGATGGCGGGAAAGGAAGTAAACCTAGACCGTTTAGTGTCAGCCAAGATGAATTTTCTAATAATTTTAAAAATATATTCGGTAAAAAGGATAAAGATATGCAAGTAAGAGTGGCAACAGAAGATAACTCATTTGGTAAATGTGGTTGTGGTCGTAGTCCAACTGGTAAATGTATTGGATGGCACGGGCTGAATGAAGAACAGTTAGCAGAAGCTAAACGAGTTTGGGATCTTGAAGAATATAAAAAACAAGCACAGGGTCTATGGAATGATAGCTGTACAAGTGGACGGGCCGAGTGATTACCGAAAATACTGTTACTATTGTATGGGATAATCAGAATGGATTCTGGTGGAATGAAACTTGTGCTATGGTATTAGAAGTATTTGGATTGCCTGGTAATAGGTACGAATCAAAGCCTGGACATGATGCTATGTTTTTCGATTTTAAAAATAAAAAAGATGCAGACCTGTGTCGTATATTACTAAGCGAGAGATTATGATAGTATTTCAAAATCAATGGGAAACATTTGAGTCTTTCGATTTTGATAAGTTAATCACAAATGAAGATCAAATTTTAGCAATGGCCGATATTAGGGCCATTATCAATTCCGGACAATATTTTACCAACAGTCCAAAATATCAAACCAATATAAATGTATTTGGACAATCCGGCGAGCACTGGATGAAGTTTAAAATGAGTTTTATATTCAGTTGTTTTATGTATTTGAAACAAGAAGTAAAAATAGATCAAGTACAAAGTTGGAGTTTTATGACTTCAAATAAAACTGTCGAGGATAGAGATAAACTTTGGCATACGCACCAATATGGTAGTGAAAGAACCTTATCGGGTATATACTACTTGCATATTCCGGATGACGTTACAGATATGGATACTTGTGGAACGGAGTTTGCTATAAATGGTTTGGATAATCCAGAACGTTTTACAGTTAAACCCGAACAGTACCAGTGGTTGATTTACCCAGGAAAAACTTGGCACAGACCTTGCCCGCCGCAGTCTAGTCAAGATCGTTTTGTAATTGCGGCAGATATGGTATTTTAAGGAGAACTACATGTACCACGAAAGTTTAGATGTTAAAGAATTTGTTGTCAAAGAAAGTGCCGGCTTCCGTGTGCGTGTACGCACACACGAAGTACTTGCTCCAAAAGGTCTATACAGTTTAGATTTTATCCAAGAAAGTTTGAACGATAAAGGCGAAGTACATTCGGATCAAACTTATAATTTTTTCATGACCAAAGATGAGGTCCAAACATTATGTCAAGGTTTGACAACACACGTAGTTTAATAGAATTGCTGTTATGGGTATGCGCAATTATTATTGTGTTTGCTATAGCTGTCATGTTCATGCCTAAGAAAGGCGATGTGATTCGATACGATTGCTCAATCTCTGAGATAAGTCCAGATTATCCTATCGAAGTCAAAGAACGATGCCGTAAATTACGAGCAGAAAAACTTTGACACGGCCTAAATAAACCTATATACTATACACTTAGGAGTAATAAATGACTGAATCCGTAACATATAAAAATATAGACGACAAGGGCTATGAAGAAGCCAATCTAGCAGATGCTATCCGCTTTAAGATGAAGCGTGATGGTAAAAGATTTTGGGCTGGCGACAATGTCAGCGAGTATCTGCATGAGAGTGATAAAGAACACTTGATTAACGAAGCAACTGTAGCTTTTGAAAAAGTGTTGGATACTCTACTAATTGATAGAGAAAATGATCCAAACAGTAAAGGCACAGCTCGACGTCTAGCTAAAATGTATTTTAATGAGGTAATGAGTGGTAGATATGAAACAGCACCCGACGCAACAGCGTTCCCCAATGATTCGGAGGACCGTTACGAAGGTATGTTGGTTGTCCGTAGTGAGCTTCGCAGTATGTGTAGCCATCATCACCAACCCGTTGTTGGCGTCGCTTACATTGGTATTATTGCGGCTGAGAAACTCATCGGACTTAGCAAGTATACAAGGATCGCTCAGTGGTGTGCCCGTCGAGGTACTCTCCAGGAGGAACTTTGCAATGACATTGCTAGGGAAATCCAAAAAGCCACAGGTGCAACAGACTTAGGCGTTTACATCCAAGCAACACATGGTTGTTGTGAGAATCGTGGCATTATGGCGCATAGCTCATTGACACAGACTACAGTATTAAAAGGTGCATTCAAAGACGACCTCGGTACTAAGAAAGAGTTTATGGACAATATTAAAATGCAACAAGAGTTTAGCCCACGTTAATATGTACCCGTTAGAACCTATGACCGTTGCAGAGATTCAACAACTAGTTGGCATTAATTTCATTCCAAACTTTCAAAAAGAAGTTGATGAGTTTATGACGCCTATGCGCAAACATATTGCAATGGGTCGACCGTTGAGTATGGGTAAAGAGACTTGGGAATATGCAGTTGCAGATAGTATTGCCGGATCTATATGGGCAGGTGCAGGCAATTCTATTGTTGATGTTAAAATTGGCACCGACACTGGATTAGATGTTAAAGGTGTTGGTAAGGGTGGATTATTAAAATCTGGTGGATACACTAAATCAGGCGAGGCTAGTATGTTTCAAACATACAAAGGTGTTACTGACAGATCTTTTTCAAAAAAAGATTCTGCTCTTCTTTGGCAAACTTTTATCGAAGGTTGGAACACTAAAGCAAAAACAGTCAAAGATTATTATCTACTTGTAATATTTAAAGATAAAAATTATGATTGTAGTATATGCGGATTTAAACGGGTTGGAGATCTTCCTGAATACAATCCTATGTTTGGATCGTTTACAACAGACACCGGAAGACCAAGTGATTGTAGTTGGCGGGTTGAGCAATTAGCCGATCCAAACCTACTTAGTACTGTTGTTGTAAGAAATAAAAAAAGATTAGAAATGAGATTACGTCCAGCCATGTATGATACAATGTATTCATTATCTATATACACATTCTAAAGGAAAATTATGACAACGGCTAAAGACTTGACGGATCATTTGATCCATCGTGCTAAAAATTTAAAAGAATTTGTAGTTGAACGCGAATGGGAAGAAATTCCCGTTGGTGTTGTTCGATTTAACATACAGCACACGCAAGGACATCTTGCTAGAATTTTTGTTCCTGCTCTTACACAAACAGAAGCAGAACATATGGTAGACGAATGGTTTGAAGGAGAATATTAATGGAACCCCGACACTTATACACATTCAAATGGACACAACCGTATTCAACATACCAGCAACGTCCATACCTGCGTAGCCAGCATGAAGCATATGAACAACTAGTTGAACGCATGTTAGAAGATGGTGATTTTAAAGAAGCACAATTAGCAATAGAAAAGGTTATGAAGTTATGAACTGGTTTAAACAAATGGTAGTTAAGTGGGTGCGGGAAGATTGGGATAATGCCAGGAATCAGCAAGAAGATTGTTATCCAAGTACCAAAATGAGCCGAGCCAATGCTATCAGCACTATCAGTGGTCGTGCTAGTATTGACAGCGAGCCCACACTTCAATTCAAAGTATATAATGCAGTTGGTGGTAAGATTGTAGAATTCCATCGTTACGATCCAAAGTCTGACAGAACTGATCGTCAAATTTATATCATCGGAAGAGATGAAGACTTTGGCGAAAAGATTGCTAAAATTTCAACACTAGAGGTGTTACGATGAACGTACAAGTACCAGCAGAAGGCATAATGAAAACAAACGATTGGGGAGACAGTAGAGTCTATCGAATTACTTGTAATTGTGGAGATGAAAATCACAATCATAACATGTGGGTTGAAGCAGACGATCACGATATTACTGTAACCATTTATACCACAGGCAAAACAAACTATTGGTCAAAAACACGGTGGTACCATATTTGGACATTGTTGACCAAAGGTTATATTGATACTGAATCAACAGTATGTTTAACCAAGCAACAAGCACTCAATTATGCAGAGACTTTGAAAAGTGCTATTGATGATCTCGAAACTTTTCGTAATACTAGACAAAACAAAGAAGAACGTGCTACAATAAAGAAAATGGCAAATGAACAGGATTGTGTATGAGTAAGATCAAAATAGCGGAACTGTTTTACAGTATCCAAGGTGAAGGACGTTACATGGGCGTCCCGTCTGTGTTTCTGCGCACATTTGGTTGTAATTTTAAATGTGCTGGCTTTGGTATGCCACGTGGTGAAATGAGTCACGAGGCTACTGACATTGCGGCTACACATACTATGATTGAGTCTTTTCAAAAGTATGAAGACTTGCCGTTAGTCAGCACAGGCTGTGACAGCTATGCCAGTTGGCATCCTGACTTTAAAGACTTGTCGCCTATGCTTACTAGCGAAGCAATCGCAGATCGTATTATGGAAATTCTTCCGCAGGATCATTGGAAAGATGAACACTTGGTCATTACAGGCGGTGAGCCATTGTTAGGTTGGCAACGTGCTTATCCAGACCTGTTGAGTCATCCTAAAATGGCAGGTCTTAAAGAAATTACATTTGAAACAAACGGTACTCAAAAGCTAACAGAAGAGTTTAAAGAATATCTAGCACAATGGCAGATGTATACTGATTTTTCTAAAGAAGTCACATTTAGTGTAAGTGCTAAACTTCCATGTAGCGGAGAGAAATGGGAAGAAGCAATACTCCCAGAAGTAGTTTGTGAATACGAAGACTTTGGTACGGCATACCTAAAATTTGTTATTGCTACAGAACAAGATTTTGCCGATGCTGAACGTGCTATTGGGGTCTATCGCAAAGCAGGATTTAAAGGACACGTTTACTTAATGCCAGTGGGCGGTGTAGAAAGCGTGTACACAATGAATAATAAGAACGTAGCAATACTGGCTATGAAAAACGGACTACGTTATAGTGACCGTTTACAAGTGCCATTATTTAAAAATGAGTGGGGAACTTAATGAAAAAGTTTATTAGAAAAATGTTTGGTATTGATAAAATACTAGAAGAAAAAGATTTGGCATTGGCTGGTGCTATCAAAGCCAAGGAAGACGAAGCAGTTGCTAAGATGTCACCAAAAGAACGTGCTACCAAACGTAAAGAACCGTGGGTGAGTGTTTTGGAAACACACGTGAATAAAGACAATCCAGCAAATGGCTTTTTTGAGCTTGACTGGAACGAGTATTTTGTAGTACAATTAAGACAAGCCGGATACGGCCTTGAAGGTGATACAGACGAGTTGGTCGTTGATCTTTGGTTTAAGACACTAGCACGTAATATGCTCAGTGACGAAGGACTGGATATGAATCGCAGTCAAGGTTTTATCAATGTTCAGAAACTAGACGCAAACAGATCGGAAATTGGATGACATATATTATAGTTGATACTGCTAACACGTTCTTTCGTGCTAGGCATGTGGTACAAGGCAGTGCTGATATCAAACTTGGCATGGCGTTTCATATTACCCTAAACAGTATCAAGAAAGCATGGAACGACTTTGGTGGTAGCCATGTGGTGTTCTGCCTCGAGGGGCGAAGCTGGCGCAAAGACTTTTACAAGCCTTACAAAGCCAATCGTAAAGAAGCTAGAGATGCATTGACTGAACGAGAACAAGAAGAAGACAAGTTGTTCTGGGAAGCATTTGACGAATTTAAAAAGTTTGTAACTGAAAAAACCAATGCTACTATCCTACAGCATCCACGCTTAGAAGCAGATGATTTGATTGCTGGCTGGTGTCAAGCACATCCAGATGCTAAACATGTCATCATTTCAACAGATGGCGACTTTGCACAATTGATTAGTGGCAACGTTAGTCAGTATAACGGTGTAGGCGATTTACATATCACACACGAAGGCACGTTTGATGCAAAGGGTAAACCTGTTAAAGACAAAAAGACAGGCGAGCCAAAAGCCGCACAAGACCCAGAATGGATGCTGTTTGAAAAATGTATGCGTGGCGATACTAGCGATAATGTGTTCTCGGCATATCCAGGTGTACGTACTAAGGGTAGTAAAAACAAAGTCGGTCTTACTGAAGCTTTCGAAGACCGTAATGCCAAAGGATATTCTTGGAACAATCTCATGTTGCAACGTTGGGTTGACCATAATGGCGTCGAACATAGAGTACTAGAAGATTACCTACGTAATGTACACTTGTGCGACTTGACTGCACAACCAGAAGATATTAAAAAATGTATTCGAGAAACAATTGAAACAAATGCCGTACCTAAAACTGTAGATCAGGTAGGTATTCGTATGCTTAAATTCTGCAACGCATGGGACATGAAAAAGATCGCAGACAACATACAGTCGTATGCTGAACCGTTCCAAGCAAAATATCCGGTTACCAAAGCCGCTCAAAATTTATTCGAGGAACAACTATGAGTAAAGTATATCTAATTAAACCTCTTGAAAAGAAAAGTATTTGTTGGCATATAGAACTGTTCCGAGATAATGCCGACAACACCACTAGTTGGGTCAATATTGAAGATCACTATCGCTGGGGTCAAGGATTTGTTGAAGCAGACATGGATAGTAATCTTCCATTTGAAGGTGCAAAACAGGCCTACGCTCGTACAGACTGCGGCTGGGGCTCGGAACTTGAAGATGGCGTTGCCTGCTACTTTACATACAGCGATGACTTTACTGACGAACAAAAAGAAGCGTTTGAAACATCTTATCACGAAGGCGGTGCGGCTTGGTTGTTTGACGGTGAGCATGATTGGCAAGTTGAAGATGATTACCTTACCATCGATGCTCCGTATCAAGTTAGTCTAGTTGAAGATGACGGCACAGTTATTGAAGAAAATGTCAAACTAAGATCTAGGCCAAAGCCCAGTACAAGTTGGCCTTTTAGCCCAGAATTTCCCCAGCCTGATAGTGAAGGCGGAGAAGCAGATTAATGTTAATCGAAGAATGTACATATAAAGAAACATGTCCCAATAGGACAGCAACTTGTGAGGTAATAACTATGACAGAGATACACGCCAAGCCCATCGTAGATGGCAAATTTTGGATTGTAGAAAAAGACGGCACTAAAATTGCCACACTACATAAAAAAGAAAATAACCGGTTTGTGTTATCCAGCACTAACGGCGAAGTAATGTTTAATAAAAAAGAAGACTTGCAAAAACAATTTGGCAAAGAATTCTTTCTGAAGAATACCAAAGTCAAAGTAACTTCCGCAGAACCTGAAACACATGAAGTACATGGATTTCCTGCCATGTGCAAACCATACAACAGCATGTACGATGTCAAACGTAAACTACCTTTGTTTACCAAATCAAATGCCAGTAAGAGTTTATATTGTGCTGGATACTATACAATTAAATTTGAAAAGGGATGGGTACGTAGTTTTTGCCCCAAACTAATTACAATCGAACGCTATCCAAATAAAGGTCCGTTTATGAGTGAGTTTGAAATGAAAGCGGTGTTGGCAAATGCAAAATCCAATTAACACTGCCGCACTGTTACAATTTACTCAACTATTGAAGTCAGCTGAATTGACGCAACAAAAAGAACTAAAGATGACAATTCAGCAGGCTAGATTACTTAATATAGCCCTTACTGAGGTGTTAGCCAAGCTGTCGCAAGATTATGAAAGTCTATTCCACGCATTAAAAAATGCATCTGCTACAGAAGTAGTTAACATACAACTAGATGGCGGAGTGTTTGGCGAGGAAAAATAGATAAATATATGCGTACATATCGAGACGTATATTATGAGTCGACCAAAGCCAAAAGTATTATTAGAATACATAAACAAAAAGACTTACAAAGCTGAACAAGTTTTGGAGTCTGAAGCCATCTGGGCTGTTTTCTATAAAGCCGAGCCTTTCAATCTAAAAAGTTTTAGTAGTGTAACCAGTTATCCCGGACCCAAATACAAAAAGACCAGTTTTAGTAATCCCGGCCATGCACACAATCTAGCAAAAAAATTAAATTTAACTTTTGGCACCACGGAGTTTGAAGTATATAAACTTACCACCGGTACCCCAGTTAAATGATCTCAAAAGAAACATACACCAAAATCTTTTTAAAATCTTGGGATAAAAGTAGTGACGATACCAATGTCAAGATATTTCAAAGAAAGTGGTTTATAAACAACAGAACTAAAATTGGCGGTGGGCTTAGGCTTACTGAAGATGGGTATGAATTTTTGACTACTGAATTGGATTTGGCAAGTTATGAAATTCCGTTTACCGAATCAATCGACCTAAGTCCTCAAACAATTATTTTTATGGATAGGTATATCGATTGTCCGTATTTCCTAACAAACCAAAGTATTACTGTATTTTCCGAACGTAAAAGTTTTGAGCTTTATATGTTTTCGGACGACATACGTAAATTTGGGCTAATTAAAGCCATGAAAAATAGGCAAAGTACAGAAGATTCTGCTTGACGTGACTGTAGAACGGTGCTATAATACTTACATAGCGTAAAAGATTACCTAGCAATTTAAACCCGTAAACTAAAGGAATGTAACATGGCAGAAATTAACAGCCGCACAGTTGGACCAAAAGGCGCAAAAAAATCCCTGCGTAAAGCGTTCAAAAACAAACGTCCAATCTTCCTGTGGGGTCCTCCCGGAATTGGTAAATCCGACATTATTAAACAACTCGGCGATGAGCTCGATGCTCACGTTATCGACGTTCGTTTGTCGCTTTGGGAACCTACTGACATTAAAGGTATTCCTTACTTTGACTCAAACACTAGCAAAATGGTTTGGGCTCCTCCTAGCGAATTGCCAGATGCTGAAATGGCAAAACAGCACAAAACTATTATCCTGTTCATGGACGAAATGAATTCTGCGGCACCTAGTGTGCAAGCCGCGGCCTATCAGTTGATTTTGAATCGCCGGGTGGGTACTTACACTTTGCCAGACAATGTTGTTATGGTAGCGGCTGGTAATCGTGAAACTGACAAAGGTGTTACATTCCGTATGCCAGCGCCGTTGGCTAATCGCTTTGTTCACTTGGAAATGACAGTTGATTGGGACGACTACTTTGATTGGGCTGTGGACAATAAGATTCACACTGATGTTGTAGGCTTTTTGACCTTTAGCAAGAAAGACTTATACGATTTTGATCCTAAGTCTAGCTCACGCTCGTTTGCTACTCCACGTAGCTGGTCTTTTGTTTCTGAATTGTTGCACGATGACGACACTGACAATGATACACTGACTGATTTGGTGTCAGGTTCGGTTGGCGAAGGACTTGCTCTTAAGTTTATGGCGCACCGTAAACACTCTAGCAAAATGCCTAACCCAACAGATATCTTGTCAGGCAAAGTTAAGAAAATGGATAGTAAAGAAATTTCTGCCATGTACTCTTTGACTGTATCCTTGTGCTACGAGTTGAAAGATGCAAACGAAAAGAATGCTAAAAACTGGAATGATCAAACTAATAACTTCTTCGAATTTATGATGAATAACTTTGAAACAGAATTGGTTATCATGGGTACTAAGATTGCATTGAGCACTTACAAATTGCCATTAGATCCAGACGAAATTAAATGTTTTGATGCTTTCCACGCAAAATACGGCAAGTATATTGCACAGGCTACTGACAAAGAAGATCGTCGTAAATAATACGGTTTAGTACCATTTGACACCTCCTTTGGGAGGTGTTATAATATATACATACAGTAAAGGAGCATTCATGTCACACGTAGATCCAATTATCGACAAAATTATCGTAGCCCGTGTGGGCTTACTACTTCGCCATCCTTTCTTTGGTAATATGGCAACTCGCTTGCAAATTAAAGAAGCAGAAGAATGGTGTAATACTGCGGCCACTGACGGTCGAGCTATCTATTTTAACCGCAAGTTTTTTGAACCACTTAGCATTAAACAAATTGAGTTCGTTATTGCACATGAAATCTTGCATAATGTTTTTGACCATATGGGACGTAACGAAGGTCGTAATCACCGTATTTTTAACATTGCGGCTGACTATTGTGTAAACGGACAAATTGTTCGTGACCGAATTGGTGATCACGAAATTGAAGGTATTAAAATCTTCCATGATCAAAAATATTACGGTATGGGTGCAGAAGAAATCTACGATAAGATTTTTGACGAGATGGACGAAGAAGAATTAAATGCTCTTGGTCAATTGCTAGACGATCACATCGATTGGGGTGAAAAAGATTCAAACGGAAATCGCCCTAGCTACAGCAAAGACGAATTGAAAAAAATTCGTGACGAGATGCGTGAAGCAACCATGGGGGCCGCGCAAGCCGCGGGTGCGGGCAATACACCTGCTAGTGTACAACGTATGATCAAAGAACTTACGGAACCTAAAATGAACTGGCGTGAAATTATCCGTCAGCAAATTCAAAGTGTCATCAAAGACGACTTTAGTTTTATGCGTCCTAACCGTAAAGGTTGGCACATGGGTGCTATTCTTCCAGGTACTAACTTTAAAGAAACAATTGATATTTGCGTAGGCATTGACATGTCTGGTTCAATCGGTGACGAACAAGCCAAAGACTTTTTGACAGAGATCAAAGGTATCATGCAAGAGTATCAAGACTTTACAATCAAAGTTTGGTGTTTTGATACTCGTGTTTATAACGAAGCAGACTATAATAGTTATAACGTAGATGAGTTCGACGAATATGAACCAATGGGTGGTGGTGGCACTGAGTTTATGGCTAATTGGGAATACATGAAAGAAAATGATATTCAGCCTAAGAAGTTTATCATGTTTACAGACGGCTATCCATACGGATCATGGGGTGACGAAAACTACTGCGATACAGTATTCATTATTCACGGTAATGACAAAATTGTTCCTCCCTGGGGCGAACATGCCTACTACGAATTTAAAGAATGACGTTAAAAGCTGGTAAACCTAACCCGTTAAATTATTTTGGATTACGTAGGGTTGAGTTTGCCTGCCCTCATTTTAACTATACTACATTAGATAAGTTTGCACCCAATCTTACTAAAGAAGTAGATAGCTGGATACGCCAAAATCTTAACGGGCGATATTACATAGGACAAGATCTAACACTAGATCACACTAACACAATTGTCTATATTACACGTATAGGATTTGAAGTCGAGAAGGAACTTAGTTTTTTCAAGATTGCCTATACCTGAATTTTATATAGATAAATTATATTGTGCTTTTTCAATAAGGAGATATTATGACTGATAAAGTAGAACAACCGGTAGTAGAAGAACAACCTCAAACTGAGGGCAAAGATTCAGGTACTGATTTAAACATTCAAGACCTAAGTGCCATGAAAGCAATTATCGATGTGGCCAGTACCCGCGGTGCTTTTAAACCAGCAGAAATGATGATGGTTGGACAGACTTACAACAAACTAACAGCGTTCCTAGATGCCGTGGCAAAGCAGGCAGAAGCCGCTAAAGTTGCTGGCGCTGGAACAACACAAGGATAAAAATCATGGAAATGAAACATGTGGGCCGTATCAAAACAAACGGCAAAAAATGCGTGGTGGTGTTTCGAACATTACCAGGCGATGCATATAATTGTTTAGTAGCACCAACAGAAAATTTACCTGATTCATATCACGATGCATTGATCAACTTGGTTGAAAGCTCAGGTGGACAAAGTTCAAATGAATTTGGCGAAGTTATGTCTCGTAGCCAATTTCCAGATGGAAGTGTCATGCTGGCCGCTTTGCATACGCAAGGACGTTTGTTAAAGGTGTCAACTGATAATGTTGAAATGATTCCTAACTCAACAACCAGTATTCAGTTAAGTGAGTTAAATCAAATCATCGCTGAACAACAAGGTGTTGCTGTTGATGCACTTGCGCTTAGATCGGGTCTTGCAACTGATCCTAAACCAACGTCAAAAGTTGAGGTACAGGAAGTTGGATCAGTTAGTGAAATGGCCAAAGAAACTGCTGATGTTGGTAAAACAACTTCTAGTTCAGCCGCTATGGAAGAACCTGTTGATCAAAGTCCAGAGTCACAAGCAAAACGTTTTCGTAGTGAAGCAGATCGATTAGCTAAACAAGCCGCTGAGATGCGTCGTAAAGCTGAAGAATTAGCGCCGACTAAGAAAGCAAAGTGACGAGTCCTGGGAACAACCTTCCCAAGGATGTGATTGATCATTGGCCCGAAATATTTTCTGAGATACAATTAAATGTATTGCCCATTAAATATCTCAATGCAGTAATGATTAATTTTAAGGATGGCAAGACCTGGGAAGTAAAAATATCTGCCGAAGCTCGTAAAGAGGGTTGGGTCGTCTTTGAAAAACAACTTAGTGAATTGGTGAAAAATTATGAAGAGAACATTGAAAATGTTGATTTTAAATTAGATACAATACGAGTTAAAAAAGACATTGAAAAAGGCACACAACAATTTTTTAAAAAGAAGAAGTTATAATACATGAATGTTCGATTACTTAGTTACAGTCAACCCACAGAAGAATTTACAGGTATGGGCTTACAAGACGCACAGGAACTCATTGCGTATTGCGCCCGTGTCAGCAATCCCTCCAATCAGCTCAACACAGACACATCAGAAAAACTCATCAGATACTTGGTCAAGCACCAACACTGGAGCCCACTCGAAATGGTCTCCGCCTGTATTGAAATTACCACAACCAGAGACATTGCCCGACAAATCCTTAGACACAGAAGTTTCAGTTTCCAAGAATTCAGTCAGCGATATGCTGACCCTACTAAAGACCTGTCGTTTGTATGTAGAGAAGCACGGTTGCAAGATCCAAAGAACAGACAAAACAGTGTCGATGTCGATGATCAACTGTTACAAAATGAATGGTACAGAGCTCAACAGCGAGTCATCTATGCGGCTAAAAGAGAATACGAATGGGCTATCGCTAACGGCATAGCCAAAGAACAGGCTCGTGCTGTATTACCAGAAGGCCTTACAGAAAGTCGTTTATATATGAATGGTACACTACGTAGCTGGATTCACTTTATTGAATTGCGTAGTGCTAATGGCACACAGAAAGAGCACCAAGAAGTTGCCATTGCTTGCGCTAAAGTGATAGCTGAGATTTTTCCGCTAGCCACAGAACTTCTAGCCAAGTAAAGTCATTTATCTTAGATAATGCCTCCTTGTTGGAGGCATTTTTTTGGCCGTAAGCTCTACCGGCGAGTGCGCCCAAATGGGCATAAAACCCATAAGGCACGGCATCGTTAAGCACACACCACGTATCTAGTCGTTGCTGTGTTTCACTATCATTCTGACGTTCAATACTGCTACTGGCCAGTTTGGCACATTCTCTAAAGGCACTGCGCCATGTGCTGAACGGATCCGTGTTAAATGCTGTAATATTGGCTATTTCTGGCATGGGCTTAAACAATATACTAATACTAGTTGTCATATCTATACGACTAGTATCCATATTCATTGTTAGTTTTCGTGGCAACAATTTAACTCCGCCGTTGCCGTATACCAGTCCGTTAACTGGGTTTTGACTGCGCCAAACGTGTACATAATCCAATTCATTATTGGGTACTTGATAGTCAAAATTAAAGGTATCTAGCACTTGTGCGTCTCCGTCCACTACCCAAAACATTTTAGTCATAGCCTTTTTTGCGGCCGCAATATGTGCGTTATGTATGCCGCTAACACCGATTATTCTCTTCAAAATAGGTGACGAAAACCTAGATGACAGTCTAGCGTAGTTTTCTTCTGCATTAAGCTCGTTATAGCTGATAAACACAATATCGTACATTATTGACGGTTCTTTATGATTCTAGGAGTATTCACATATACACGTTTGAAAAATTCACTGGCAGTAGCATCCATACTGCCCACTTCCAGTTTACATTCATGTTTAAGTGTTTCGCCTAACCCCATTATTTCGTAGGGCAACATTTTGTCTGTTATTTGGCTATATTTGTTTTGCCATTCATTTGTAAGCCAATCAAAATCACGAACATTGGCATAATCCCAATCTGTGCAATTAGTTAGGTATGCACCTTCTCTTGCGCCGTATATACTCCATGCACCATTTTTTACGTCTTCGCCAATGTTACACCAAATCAACAAACGTTGATAATTTTGCCACCATATACCACGTAAATCTTTTACTTTTGCACCTTGGTCTAAACTCATCTTTACACCTTCGCGAAAGCCTGCCCGCCATGCCTGGAAGGGACTTGCATTGGTAAAACTTTCACTGTAGTTTTCATTGAATTGATAATACTTGTCATCAAAACAAAACTCAACTAGACCCTTGACATCTTCTGGATCTGAATTTTCATGAGTGCGCATGTTGTTGACAAACTTGCGGGTCCACATTTTTAATCCGCCGTTGCCATACTCTAATCCATTAACGTGAATCTTCCCGCACCAACTGAACACATGATCTGGTGTTAACCCTAGTGCATCGATATCTATCTCAACTTCGAGAAATTTTGGATCCACAATATTATCAGCATCTACCGTTATAAAGTATTCTGTTTCGCTCAACTTAGCACATGCTTTGTGTGCGGCATCACTGCCCTTAACTCCGTGTACACGTTTAGCCCATGGTGCTTTTGTTAGCAAATCAGCATAATTCTTTTCAGCATTAGGTTCATCATAGCTGAGAAATATAATGTCTTGATCTATTATTTTAATCATAGTTAATTCTCATTCCGTAAGTTTCAAAAAACGGCAATGTAAACATCGATATGTTTTCAATATCTTTTTCTTTTTCTGTTAAAAAAGGAAGTATTACAAAGCCATTTCCAATTAAATTTCTTAACTGTATTTCTATTTGTCTAATTAAAAAATTGATATTATTTTCAGTAGTAATATAAAAATGCAAACGAGCATTTAAACTCTTTGCTCTTGGATGTTGTAGAAAATTTTCATTTATTATAAATTTCCAACCATTAATTGACCATTCTACTGTAAGTATATTTTCTTTATCACTTAGTCTTATAGTTTCAACAATGTTACTTTTAAAAATCAAATCTCCTTGATTTTTGTTTACAAATTTTACAGAACCGTCCTTATCAAAGGCCACTTTGTAATTAATAAAATTTTCAGTATTGTTAAAAAAACGTTCAATTTCTTCAAATTCAACTTGAATAAAATTCTCGTAAGGCATTGTTTCGTTTGATAACGAAATAATATTTCCAGTATCCTTTTCAAAATAGACATAGTATTCAAACACATATTTGGTGTTTAAAATTTCTTCTATTTGTTCAGGAGTTAAAAATTCTTCTTCATCCATTTGCTAGTCTTTTTAATTTTTGAATAATATCTAAATCAATAAAATCCTTTTCTACGTAGTGAAATAAATAATGTTGACGTATATTACCAACAGTCAATTCTCCGTCTTTAGTAAAGGAATAGGGTATTGTTTGTCTCCAATTTGCAGGAGCAGGATGCCAGCCTTGTACTCCGGCTTTCATGTGTACAAATTGTAAAGGACTACATACATCTGCTGAGCTATTATAACCACATAGCTCTAGTGCAATAGCGGCCGCTAGGTCCACACTGAGCCAATTTTGATAATATTCCGAGGCTAGTTTTCCATAACACCATGCCCAATTATTTACAACAAATTCTAGTGTTTTATAAAAATATTCTGCACGTTCTGATTTCTTAAAATAGTGTAATGCAAAATACGGACTAGGCAAATCATTAGCAATAAACGTTTTACGGTAAATGCTATTGTTAATAACATCACCCTTATAATCTCGTGCTGTTGTACAAAACAATAAATCATGATCCTGACAATACCACCACCAATCATTTATATCTTGCAGAAATAACATGTCAGTATCTAGTACAATTGTTTCGTCATAAGGTGTTACGTGGTATATTTTCCAGCGATGTTCGGCCACATATCGTGTTGGTATAGTATCAGTAATCCAAGGAATTGGAATTATTTGATCAAATACTTCTTGATATTCTTCTGGAATATTGTCGTTGGTAATGATACTGATTGCTGTTTCTGATTGAGTAGCATGAATACTTAATGCAAGTGCATAGGCTTGATGGATATAATCTATATCATTGGTATTTTGTGCTAATACTATAAATCCTTTAGACACCATAACCTCCGTCAATAAACCTACTTAGACTTTGTTTATTCATCACATGTACATCTGTACTATTAGTACTAACTAAAGTATACTCTCCGGGATAATGTGCTTTTTCAACTAAGAATTGTATTTTATCTTCTTTCATTTTTACTAAAATATCTCGATCTAGTACATAAGTCATTAAACCTGGCAATTCTTGTGCAAAATCTCCTTCGGTCATTCCGTTCATTATATGTATGGCAATGCTAAAAGCAAAATCATTACGAAAAGTTGGGCTATCAATTTTGTAGATAATTCTAAAAAATTCCCAGTTAAGTTTTATATATTCAATTAAATCAAACAAACTGCGTGTGCTAGCTGTTTTTTCAAAGATAAAAACAGTACCCCAATAAAACGGAACACTATATTGATTAATTCTATCAAACGGGCTAGTATCGCGCCAGCCTGCTAAATCAAAACTTTTACGAAATATCTGAAAACTATATGTGTTGTTTAGGGCTTTAATAAGAGTGGTACTATTAATAATATAATCGCTATCGATGACCAATGTTCTACTGTACGGAGTGATATCATACGCTTGATTACGAGTTAAGTTTTTCCACTCGGCTGTTTGATATGCTAAAGTTCCGTCGTAGAATTTTTTCTGTTGTGTGGTATTGCCAACTATTGGAATTATCTTATCAAATACTTCAGTGTGTTCAGGATAAAACTCAAGCCATGCCTGACTGTCAGTGGCAAGACTTACTGGTATTCCTAGATGTTTTTTTATTTGTTTAGCTGAAAACAAGGCTAGTTTTACATAATCTATGCCAATAGTATTTTGTGCAAAAATTAATGCGCCTGTTGTCATAGTTCAACTAGGTCTTTGACATTGCGCTTTTTCTTAATTTCTGCAAATTTTGTTTGATATTCGTTAACTGCTTCAAAATATACAGAAATTAAATTATCAAGAAAATCCTGTACATCTTTAATAATTACAGGTTGATTATTGGCGTCTACAAAAGCAATATCTTCCGTATGTCCTAAATCGATTAGATTTTTTGCAAAATTGATTAGATTATAATCAACACGAAACGTTGCGCCGTTGATATAATACACTAATTTTTGATTGTATTCTTCAAGAATAACTCGTCTTTGATTTGATAGAGTTGCCATATAATTAGCAACTTCAAATGCTTTTTCAATTCTTTCGTCCATGATAACCTCAGCTGAGTGTTTATAATACACTCTATTAGTTATCTTGTCAAGAATCTTTGAATTATTTTATTTGTTAATAGAAGTACCCGAGACACTGGTTCCAGGCCAAAATATATGGACAAAACCCTGGGCGCCATTACCACCGTATTTTATACTAAACGTTGCTAGAGTTTTCGGTGCAGGGCCTGGGGCACCTGGTGATTCACCTGCGTAATTGGCAGGATAGGCTACACCACCACCGCCACCGCCACCGCCATAGCCGGTTGCGGTAAAACCATCATTACTTTGTGGGCCGCCTGCGGCACCACCGTAGACTCCTAGTCCAGCATAGTTTCCGCCGCCTCCGCCACCGCCACATATATATTGGGTAGTAGTACCATAGTAAGTAAACGCTATTCCGGGGCCGCCTTGACCGCCTTGATATTGTTGCGGAGCGGCTTGGCCATCACCACCTGCGCCTGCGCCGCCGCCACCTGCAATATACATAATATCAACAGCTGAACTACCAGCACCGGCGCCGCCGGCTTGGCCAGCTTGGCCAGAGGTTCCGCCATAACCACCTACGTTTGTTCCCTTATGTCCAGTCGATGATCCGGTAGATCCAGGACTTCCGCCTGCCGCAGTAATACCAGCAAAACTACTACTTGCGCCAGTTTGAGTACGCTGAGCGCCGCCGCCGACACTCCATGCATAGTACGAGCCCGGAACTACTGTGGCTGTGATTATCCTAAATTGCCCACCACCACCACCACCACCTGCAAAATCGCCTCCGCCTCCACCTCCGCCTATAAGTGCCACTGCAACACTTCTAACACCGGTAGGAGCTAGCCAATTGTTAGTAGTAACTGTTGTATATAGTTGGTTACCAATTGGAGTAGTCGATGTATCATTAATATAGATAGTAGTGGCGGCTAGTCCGTTAGTAAGTACAACATTAAAACTTGTCAATCCATCTGTCCAATAGTTGTTAGCTATGGTAAAACTAATTTGAGCTATATTATTATTGACTGTAAAATAACTGCTTGTCGATCCTGCACTAAATCTTGATGTAGCCGATCCTCCTGTTGGAGTATAAGTGATCGATCCAGTGCATGAATACGTTACGAATGTACCATTAGCAACGTTCCGGGTTTGTAGTGTAACAACTACACTGTCACCTTCATTTACTGCATAATTACTTGCACTTAAACCGTATACTGCTCCGGCACCGCCTGTAAAATCTCCAGTTAAAGACAATGTAGGACTTGCTATACTAACATAACTTCCGCTAGCGCGGTATACTACTATACTTTGTGTTATAATTCCGTCAATATATTCATCACCTACTCCGCCTGGAGTATATGGGCCGCCTTGTATAGTTTGGGTTTCTTGGCCTGAAGCTAAATTTCCACTGCCAGCTATATAACTACTACCGCCACCTGTACTACTATCATTATATTGTATTGCAAAAACTAAAGTTCCACTGCTGACAGTTGCATAAATTAAAAATTGATTAGTACTATAATTGCCGGCTGGAGCATTTTTAGAAAAAACTAATTGATAAGAATTAGTTAATGCAAAAAATCCGGTGGCAGTTGTTGTACCTGTACTACCTTGATCCAATGTTGTACCGTCTCGGCCAAAAGTAATAGTACCCATTTGAGTAAACATAGTAGTCCATGTATTATCTTTCACTGTACTAAAACTATTGAAAGTTCCTGTCATTCTTACACTAAATTTAACAACTCCACCAGCATTAAAAAATGCTCGCATAGTAGCATTGTCGCCAAAATTCATAGTAATGGTACTTTGTAAATTTCCATTCCAATCATCTATTCGTTGTGCAGTGAATTCCGGCTCAATAGTAAATTGCCCGGTGCCTACTGTATCTCTATAAGTGTCGATCAGTGTAGCATAATCAAAATACTGCTGACGTACTGCTTCTGTAATTAAATCTGCACTAGTTGGAAGTGTAAGATTATTTGATTCTGAGGCTGAACCAGATTGGTGTCCACGGGCTCTGATCATATCTGAGCGTAAATTTGTCCAATGGCTTAATGTAACTTTATTTCCTACAGATACCTGACTACTATTGACCAACTGATTATATCCGTATCGAGGCGTAGCATCAGTAGGAGGCCCTAAGACTTTTGATAATTTAGCTTGTATAGTATTGTAATCTCCAACAGTATTTGCAGATATTACATTACCAAGTCCTGGTCCTAATGTTGCCACTTAAATTCCTTTCTTTATGTTATATAATTATCACTTATAACGCAGTGACAAAATTAATTATGCAATTGGCGTTAGATTAACAGGAGGAGTAACTACAGTTACGTTTGATCCACTAGCTCTAGTTGCTGTAAAATTAACTGTTAAAATACCGTCAACGTTTTCATCAATACCCCAAGGAGGTGTTGCGGTTGCGTCATCTTGAAATCTAATAGTAATTGTTAGTATTGTTCCTGTAGCGTCAATTCTTGCATAAAGATTCATAACGTTGTTAGCGTATGATCCACTAGGAGCTTGTTTAGTAAAAATCAATCGATCTGCTGTGTTCAACCCATAGTATCCAATTGGATAATGAGTGCTAGGTGTTGTACTGTAATCTGTGGGTGTTTGAATACAATCGTTAGCTCTAAAACAAATAGTGCCAACTTGGCTAAACATTGTTTGCCATGTTTGATCTTTTAAAACTGAAGCTGAGCCAAACGATCCTGTTAATGTTGGTGAAATTTCAAATTGACTACCGCTGTTAAAAAATGCGCGGGCAGAATCTCTAGTAGGAAACGTACAAGTGGCGATTGTTTGAATATTACCATTCCATGCTTGTGTTCTTACTACATTTGTTATGGCTTCATTAGGACTTAATTGATTAGCCGCAACTGTTTTAACTCCAGACACTAATGATAGTGTAAATGTTTGTCCAGATACCGAGCTAGTAGCAGTTTTACTTAGGGTAAGAGAAGTTCCAGGAAGTACAGCGGTAACTGTTGTATTAGATTGCATTCCAGGACCGTTAACTACCGCTCCTAACATAATAATAGCCGCATTAGCACTGCTCATGGTGACACTTGCATTGGTAGTGCCAGTTATTGTGACCGTTTGATTGTGCGCTGTTGCATATACGTTTTGAGCATAACTTAAATATTGTGCTCTCACTGCTTCTGTCAGTATACTACTGATTTTGACAGGTTTGAGATTGCTGTAAGATCCTGGATCATTGTTATAGCTCAATGTGATTGTACTGGTACTGCTGGCAGTTGCATTGTAAACGCCGTTATAATTTGTATTGGTACATCCTGCAATTTTGTAAGGAGCGCCCACTGACGGTGCTACCGAGGCCGCTGTAAATCCAAACGTTACTAAATATGGCCCCGAACCTGTTTTACTGATAAAAGCATTAACATTTCTTGGGTCTAAATCGCCTGGTAAAATTAAAAGACTACCTTCACTTGCATTACCAGTTTGATGGGCTCCAGATTTTAACAAATCAGATCTTAATTTTACCCAATCTTGTAGTTTAAAGGGATCTCCTACTCTTACTTGAGTACTTGAAACTGCTTGACCGTATCCATAATCACCTGAGCCAACACCCAATACTGATTGAGCCAACGCTTGAATAGTATTAAAGTCTGAAGCTAATATTTTTGTTCCTGAGCCTGGCATTTTAATTCCTTATAGTACTAAAACTTCAATAGTTTTTTCGCCTGCTTCGTCGCTTGATTCTAAAGCAATTGCAAACACATCAGAGTTGGCACCATATGCGGCTTGAGCCGCGCCATTTGCTCCTGCAACTAAACGTTGGCCTTTCTTAATTTGGCCAAGGACTTTGCATGGTACACGGCCTTTTAATGCAACATAAGTACCGCCTTCTAAACCACTATTCATCATATAAGCTGGATTTGCAGAAACAATACCAATTGCCCTGTCTCCGACTGTACAGGCAGTTACTTCTTTTTCGCCGCCAATTGATACTACTGTTCCAACAAGATACTCTGCATCTGCTAGATATTTTTCTGCCAAGTCAGCGTAGTCTGCTGAACTAGCAATACCTTGGAATATGTTTGCATAAATGTCTGCATTTGCATCACGTACTGCCACTGTACTTGCGGCCGCACCGGTATTTCCTGAACGATATAAACCACTTACTGTTTCAAGCACTTGATTAGATTGACTAGAAATACCGTTAAATGTTCCGGCATAGATTGTATTGTAAATTTTAGTAGACGATCCAATATTTGAAACGTTAGTTTCGCCTGGAAGCAAATCTGTTCCAACTAATGACAATGGATTCTTTGTAACTCCTGCTACTGTAGTTTGAAAAGTAATTGTATTGCTTAATACGTTTGCAATTACTGGAGTTGATCCAATAATACTAACTACTAAATCTCTAGCATTACCAACAGTATAACCTGAATTACTAAAGTGAATTGGGTCTGCAAAACTTGTTGTACTTGCTCTTAGGTATTCGCTAGCCGCAAAACCGCCGAGTTTGTCTGCGTCACTTGCGGTTCCCCAAAAGCGTTGATCAGTAGTTGTAGTAGTGCCTAAATTTCCAGCGTTGGTACTGTTAACTAATGTAATGCCTTTACCAATTTTACTAAAACCATTTATAGCATTTAAACTGCTGTTTAAGGTAAATTGATCGGCGCTAATAATATACATCACCTGACCGTTCGTTACTGCTTGAATAACCGAGTGGTTGGCGCCAACATCATCGATAACACTAATACTTTGCATTTGTGTAGTACCTGCTCCGGCAACACTTTGTGGACCAACTAGTGTAAATGTTGTACCGTTCCAAACATAGATTTGTTTATTTGCAGTATCGTACCAAAATTCGCCCGGAGTTAATCCTACAGGAGCAGTTGCACTAGCTTCAGCACCACTGGCCAGTCGAAATTTGCTACCGTCGTAGAATTTTAATTTACTGTTTGCGCTATCAAACCAAATTTGGCCAGATAATGGGTTATTTGGGCTGGTAGCTCCGCTAAAATTTTCAAGCAAAAATACAAGATTTTCGTTTTGTACTTCGCCGTATCCAGCGTAATTTTTACCAATTAGTTTAACAGATAATGTACTATCTATAGTTCCGTCGGCAACTACTGTAATCTGTGATCCGTTGTATCGATTAATGGTGTATGACATCAGTTATTCCTCATTCCTAATATTTATCGTTATATGCTAGTGTTACCATGTAGTAAGCGCCGCACGTTTCCATGTGTTAACCGCAACGCAAACGTAAACATAGCCCGGGCCCCATGCAATTTGCCCTGGTAATCCGTCTGCTGAAGCAGTTGCTGGAACTAATGAAGTATTAATAACTATAGAAGTTCCAGATAAAGTTAAATTTCCTCTAACATTTGCGTTACCGTTGACATCTAAAGTTGCTACTGGCGTTGATGTAAATAGTCCTATTTGCTGTGAAGCACTGTTTATAAATATTGCCGGTGTAACACTTCCGTTTGGATTTACATAAACTCCAAAATTCTGTCCTTGAATTTTTGCAGTTAAATTAAATTTTGAACTATCAACATCAATCTGTGCATTTTGGGCTGGCCCCAAAACTAGCGGGATTGGATGTGCAATAACTATCTGATTGATAGTTGTCATAGTATGCGTCAATTCTGCTGGATTGCCAGTATTTAAAAAATTCTCAGCAGTTTTATTTGTTCCGTCGGCCGCAACTAGTAACCCGGCTGATTTAGCTTGAACATTAAAAGTCAATCCTGCAAGATTACTAGCATTAAATCCAATACCTATATCTCCAGCAAAATTAGCAGGAGCAACACGTGGTGTAAATGAGTCAAGGCTAAAAATTCCAATTATTGTTTTCTTTAGATAAAGATATAACACTGTATGATCAACACTATAGATATCAGTAATTGTTCCTGTTTGAAATCCAGATAATCCTTGACTTTGTGTATAAACAGGGCCTGCCAAAATATTAGCAGTGCCATCGTTAAAATACATTTGTTGATTTTTGCTGTCAATCCACAAATCTCCTGTTGCTAATTGTGCAGGAATATCACCTGAGACTATTGCACCACCTGATACCCTAAACAAATTGCCGTCATATACTTTTAAACGTCCGGTGCTGGTATCATACCATAACTGACCGATAATAGGATTATTAGGAGAATTAGAATTTGCAAAATTTTCTAAAAGATATACAAAATTTTCGTTAAGATATGTTCCATAACTTGCCGCATTTTTACCAATCAATGTAAGATCGGTACTGTTATCAACTTGGCCGTCTACTATTTGAGTTAACGTATTGCCATTACTTTTTAATATAGTGTAACTCATTATATAAGGACTCCGTGGAATATAATATAATTGATAGCTAGGTACGGATTCATTGTATTAAATGATTCACCGTGTGTGTCGGATTGGACTCCGCCGCTAGTTGCCAAATATTGTGCTTGGGCGGCCGCTTGTCCGCCTACACCAGAAATAGCATTAGTATCGTCCGGCGTGCCTGCAACATTACGTACTGCAAAATACTGATTACCAGCATTACCTTTCAAAGTATGAGTATGCTCTGGGATATTTTTGGTTGCAAGAGTTACTGACTCTTGCCCAGATGTTCCACCTAGATTTTGTGCAAATGCGTTTGTTACTCGACCAGATGTTGCACTAACTGTATAAACTGGAACTCCCGCTGGCGTGTTTACTTGAATATTATTATTCATGTTATCTCTACCAAGAGGGAATCGACCTCTTAGATCTGGCAAGCAAAATGTTCCTGCGCCTTGCAAAGTTCCAACTGCTTTGTATGTATAACCGATAACTGAAAATAATCCACTATATGTTGAATTACTAATTTCAGCGCCGTCACATAAAAAATACCCTTTGGGAATTGCTGTTGATGGCCCGGCATATGGAAATATACAACCAACTGGCACTACTGGAAAACTATTTGTTAAATTATTAACACTGATCTTTTTAAGAGAACTAGCAGTTGGACTATAAAGTAATATTTCTTCTACTCCAGTAGTGCTAGATATAGAACCTTGTCCGCTAACTGCAATACTTGTAAGTTTTGTATTAAATGTTACAGTTTGATTTTGTCCGTCAAATGATGTACTATCAGTAACTGTATTAATTACATCTCCGGCTATGCTAAAAACTGTAGGACTAGCTAGTTTTGTTGCACTACCGCTAACACTTCCTTGAAATCCGCCACTAAATGTTCCGTTAAAATTTCCGTAAAAATTAGTTGCATATATACTTGCAAATTGAGTGCCGCCAGAAATTGTAGGATCCGATCCAAGATTATAAACATTATTAAGTAAAGGTTGTATATCTCCGCCTAAACTTAATAGTCCATTAAGGCTCAGCGTTTGTAAATGAGTATCCCCAGATACTACTATACCGCCTGCAAAAGTTGCACTGTCTGAGGCAATGTTTGTTAAAGCAAGTCTGTTTGCAGAAATTGAACCGTTAACATCTAATGCTACAGTTGGGTTTGACTTGTTAATACCAACAAATGCATTTGGGTCCAAATGTAAAACTGTACTTGCTGTACCATTAACATTTAATTTAAAATCTATACTGTTACCACTTTTTGCATAAAACGTTGCCGCATTAGTAGCAGATTCAGTAAACAACGTAATTGCACCAGTATCACTACCAACAGTTAATCCGGTAGCAGATCTTACATTGAGACCGTAATTGGTAGTGCTCGGTTGATCGCTTCTTAAAAGACTTGTTGACGGAACACCCAATCCTGTTTGCGGATCAGTTAGTGTATCAGCCTGCGATGCAGTTCCAATTAGTTTATAAGGATCACCACTAGACACAGTATAAAGATTTATACCTTTTTTAAATTGTGTAAATCCATCTTGTGTTGCTTTTGGTGTGAAAGCCGCATCACTAATAACTATTAATCGATTATTTTCTACATAGATACTTTGTACAGTGTGTGATTGATTCAACGTATCGACAATTGTTTCTAATTTAGGACCGGTTTGTGATCCTTGACTAAACGAAGGGCCGACTAACAACCAGTTGCTTCCTGTAAATAAACTTAATTGTTGATTAACAGTATCAACCCACAGGTCGCCTTGAATACTAGATGCTATTGTTGGTGTACTTGCAGATTTTTTGACGCCTCCTGCACTTACCCATCCATTTGCAGTCCCGTCAATATTAACTTTTAACTGACTTACATTTGGATTATTATCAAACCATAACTGACCTTGTACAGGCTTTACTGGTTTTGTTGGACTAGAAAAATTTTCTAATAAATGCAAAAAGTTTTTTGCAAGTAACGGGCCATAACCAGAATAATTTTTACCAACAAATGTCATGTTGGTTTGAGTATTAACTGTTTGATCTTCTACTGTAATCGGCGGTTTAAGCGGATTGTTTGTTTCTGTAAATGTAACTTGATATGACATTTATTAAACTCCTGCTAAGCCAGTTAAGCTCTGTATACGAACCGTATAATCAATCTGGATTAAACGATTTAAACTTTTTTGTACAGGATTAAAAATAACATGAGTTAATAATAGCCCTGTCCCCGACGGATTGTAACTAACGAGCCCTAATTCATCAAATACAAATGCATCGTTTGTATTATTGGCATTATCAAATGCTTGCTGACTTGCTGGCTCGCCGTAGTCTAATAAACAAGTTACAAATAAATCAGTATAATTTGTTCCAGTTACATGACGAGTTTCAAGATAATTACGAGTAGGATCGGTATTATTACTGCTTTGGCCGTCAACTACTTTTGCAAATGTTTGATTATAAAGAGCCGCATTACTTCCCGAGCTATTTGGGGTCAAATATGTAATAATTCCCGTTGGATCAACGGCTGTTCCGCCGTTACCAAAGGCCATTTGATAAACAGTTCCACCTTTTGAACTATTTGCCATTGTTTGGGCAAGAGCAATACTCATATTTTCGTAATGAATTGCATTACGTTTATTAATGTAAACTTCTTGGGTTTCGGGGTCGTATATTTTAATATGCCCTTCTACATGAATTCCAGTTAAATCTTTACCTTGCATAGTAATCTCTCTTTGTTCAATATTTATCTTATACCATAATGTGCTAGTTTATTAAGCCGCTACCGCTTTAATCACCGCAAAATTTATAACAGGTGCTTCAGTAGTAACTACTGCGGAAGGTGTATAAACCGTGATGTTGAATGAGTTTGTGGTAACGTTTGTCACAGAAAGCAAATAAATTCCAGTTCCAGAAGCCTGACTTAATACTATAGTATCTGTTCCAACAACTGTGTTATTTGTAACAGTAAACGTTGATATTTGGCCTGCTGTTGAAGTAGTACTGAACAGAGTAATTTGTCCGGTGCCTTTAGTCAAACTAACTCCGGTAGTTCTGCTAGTTCCTTGTGTAACTGTGCCGCCCGATCCTGTAGAATAACCAATTACTGAAGTGGAACCGTTAGCTCTAATATTACCTGCAACTGTAACAGTTGGGCTATTCAATGTTAATGTTCCGCCGCTTGTTGATCCAATTGTAATATTAGTAGTGGAACTAGCCGCACCGTTTGTACCAATGTTTATTGCTTTAGTATTGCCGCTTGTAGTGGCACCACTAGCAAAATTATATGTACTTGCTCCAGTACTTGCTGTAAACATGTTTACAGTTTGTGCGGCTGTAGCTGTATTACCTAAACTGTAAGTGGTTGCCGCACCAAATTCAGAAACTGTTGTTGCCAATGACGCAAAGTTTAATGTTCCAGTCAATCCGGTATTAAACAATGCCAATGTACCGCTTGTTTGGCCTGTTGCAATAGTTCCTGCATTTAATGTTAAAGTAGCACTAGTAGCATTACCAACTGTAATTGCTGTTGCCGCACCTGCAAAATTAACTGTTGTTGCGCCAGTATTAATTAAAGCAAATGTTCCAGTTGTAGGAGTAGTAATGCTAGTTGATATATCTGGGCTAGTAAGACTCGGCGTGTTGTTGAATACAACTAGGCCCGATCCAGTTTCGTCAGTTAATGTATTGGCTAAACTTGCGCTACTTGCTGTAGTTAAGAAACTTGCCATACTACCAGCTAGTCCGGTAATACCTGTTGAAGCTGGAACTGTTACTGAGATATCAGCAGATCCGTCAAACGGATTACCGTTAATATTTCTTGCTACTGTTAATTTGGCGGCTGATCCAGTTGTATTTTGATTTAGCGTTGGAATATCTGTGGAGACTAATGCCCTAAACGAAGGAACGCCAGATGCCGCGTTAGGAGCCGCATAGATTGTATTGGCAGACTGACTTCCAAATGGTAGGAAATAATCGGTGCCTGCAACTGCGGCAGACACGCTGGTTCCATTACCTTTTAGCAATCCAGTAACACTTGTGGTAATTGTAATAGCAGGTGTACTTGTAGATGTAGCGACTGTTCCTGTAAATCCGTTAGCACTAGCAACACTTACTGAGCTTACTGTTCCAACCGATGGTGCAGGAGGTGTAAATGTGAATATACCTGTTCCAGGAGCAAATGCTAAACTTCCTCCGCCACTTGCGGCCGCTGTTGTTACACTAAAAGATCCTAATTGAACTGGATTGAATCCTAATGCATCTGTGATGTTAGTACTAGTTAATGTTAATGATCCACCTAGTGTTAAATTACCATTACTTGTAACAGTTCCTGATAATGTAATTCCGCTAACTGTTCCGGTTCCTTGTACTTGAGTTACTGTGCCCTGGCCGGCGCCTGTAGCCGTCCATTCAAATGCACTACCGTTCCATTTTAAAAATGTGTTAGTAATCGATGGTGCTGTAATAAAATCTGTAACCCCAATACCTGACTGATACAAAATTTTGTTTGGTGCGCCGCCTGGTAAGCTAGTAACTGACCCCCAGCTAGTCGATGCGCCGTTTGTTGTTAAAAATTTTCCGTTTTGTCCTACTTGAGTAGGAAGTACTTTGCCTTCGGCAAGTGTTGAAATCCAAACAGGATTATTATAAATTTGATTTATATAAACACCGTTTGTAACTGTATTAGAATTACCTGCAATATCTCCAGTAATTTTTGATCCAGCTAAACTTCCTAACCAGCCTGGATTTTGATATGTTGTACTAGTATAAACTCCATTAGTAACTGTGCCGGCATTACCTGTAATATTTCCCGTAATAGGATTGGTAACTGTTAAATTAGTCAGTGTTCCTACAGTTGTTAAACTACTTGTAACAACACTAGGAGCTAAGGTTGTGCCAGTTAACTGATTGGCGGCCGCTGTAATTTGCGCATCGATAGTTGCCCATGCAGTACCTGTACCATCAGTTGTTAAGAATTTACCAGAATTTCCAGTTTGGGTTGGAAGCGTTGTTAGATATAATTCTGCAAAGTTTGCATTTATCTTCTGTGCGCCGGTACGTAGTGTATCGCCAGTACCGTCATTAACAGTTGATCCAATGTTGAGAATCTGTTGTGCCATTTTTAATTTCCTTGATCGAATGTTGTAGTATCATTATCAAATGTTCCATTAACACTATCTAATGTTACCGTTGCGGTTGTTGTACCGGCTTGTGTACTTGTAATACGGTTACTTGTTATCCATACTCCAGGTACTGCTGTAATAAATTTAGCAATTTTAGTTTGGCTATTCTGCAAAGAATCTCCGTTTTCAGTCCATGATTGCCCAACTTTTCTAATAATAGTCACCGCAGTTCCGGGACTAAGTTTATTATTCAATACTAGTTCGGCATTGATTCCGTCTACAGCAAAATCAGCTTTAAAACTAACATCTGCTTCAGGACTTGTAGGACCATTTTCTACATTATATACCGAGAAAGGTTTCTTTCTTAGTCGAGTACTTCCAACAAAATATGTACGGACACTAGATGCAGATACACCAGTAGCAATAGTTAAGCCATCTGCATCTAAAGTAGTAACAGCACTATTAAATGTTTTACCGCTCTTGTGTGTAGTGATAATTCTATAAATTTGGCTATTAACTGTTATTATCTGATCTTCATAAAATACAGTGTCGGATGTCCAAATTGTTGAATCGTCGTACCCACCGACAAATACTTCTATTTCATCTGCTTGTCCATAATCTGGAGCAGATATTGTAGTTATCTGACTTGATGCATAAGTTCCAGGGTCTGATGTATATGTAACAGTAACAGTATTAGTAGATTCTATTAATTTTGGAAGTGTGCTGAACACACCATAGTTATTTGTAATAGATAACGTTATAGTAGTTGTTGAACTTGTAGTACATAACCATGCACCGTTATATTGTATTGGAACTGCTCCTGATATAACATAATAACAATTAATAGTTGGAGCAATAGTTTGCATTGGTATAGTAAATGTTACACTAAGAGCATTACCTACCGCTGTAAAATTATTAATAGTTGTTGGGATTATTGAAAATTGTTGTGAGATATCAGCCGATGATATCGAACAATATCCATTATACAACTTATTAGCATTATTTGATACCAATAATAATTTATCAATTGCAGGTGCTGTTTTTTGTTTGGCAATTGCAAATGCTACTAAGTACGGGCCGGTACCTGTTTTACTAATAAATTTATAAATTGTAGAGCCACTGAATAGACTAAAATTATCAGGAGATACAGTCCATGCCGTTGATTTGCTTGGAACAAAACTTAACGGAATAATCATGTCGACCCCAACACCGTCCACTAAAACAGTTTCTGTTTTAAAAGTATCAATATACGGAATAGTTTCGCTTGGGCCAATATCTTGTACACGAGACCCAGAACCGTGTACCGTTGGAATTCCGGTACCTAATGTACCACGGCGTAATTGTCCAAGTGTAGTATTGTTCTTAATTGTAAAGTATTCAATACGTTCTCCGTTAATTTCAACAATGCCAGGTTTATTTAATGCTGAATTTGGTTTGTCAAAATTACCAGCATCTTTAACAAATATTTCTTTATCGTAGTAGTATAAATCTTGTGTTAAAATATTTTGTTTATATAGATTTAAACGTTTGTAAACAGTTCTATTAAGGATATCTTTAAATTGCATATAACTTAATCCAGGTTGGATTGGAGTTCCTGCAAAAATAATTGTTTCAAACTCATCGTTAATTGCAATAGGAATATCTAAGCTAATGCTACTTAGATCCGGATTGATTTTATAATCGACTCCGTTAGTAAGCAATCGTTTATTTTTTGTAACTAATAATTGAGATTCTAAAGATATTGCCGATGCTAATTCAATTCGGCCGCCCAACACTCCAACATATTTGTAATATGTAGAAGTTGCTTGTGAGAATTGTAAATTGTTAGTTGCTTTTGTTCTTGTTCTTTGTATTTGCAAAATATCATGTTTATATGCAGATACAATTTCAACATAATCATCCGATGTATAAGGAGTATTAAATGATATGGTATTACCAACAATATAATAATCCTGGGCCGATTTAACGTTAACAATTAAGCGTTTTCCTTTGTAAGTTGAATATACCCGTTTGTTAATATTAATAGTAACTCCAGCCGTATCAACAGTGTAATCGGTTGATATCTTTAATAAATTGCCATCAGCATACACTGTAATATCAGTAGTACTAATACTATATGCTTGAGTGGCCAAAGGATTTAATGTATAGCCATAGTTGTTTCCAGAAATAGTAAAATAACTAGTGTTAGGACCACTTAAAATTAACTGATTAGCACGTACAATTATACTAGTTTCTAAAGGCAAACTAGACCCGATTGTACTCGATAATGTATATGTTGTAGAACCGTTAGTAGGTAATTTTTCATTTTTAAATATTGAAAATGTCTGTTGATTTCCTGATACAATTAGATAATTTAAAACTGAGAATTTATTTGGAGCGATACTGAATCTAAAACCGATACGGTTTGGACTATCATATGTCGAGTCTGTTTTAAACAAGGTCGGTTGAATAGGAACTCCATCTAAATAAGCCACATACGTAAACGCTGTATCAAGGTACGGTGCTTTTGTAATAAATTCCTTGGTCGATCCGTTAGCTACAAAATAATCAACGTCTAGGATATTAGTACCGTTAAATCCAAAACTGTGTATTGTAACTATACTGCCTGCGGCTGGCGCGGTTCGTATCACGACTTGTTTATTAGGATAATCAAGATAGTAATCAGTGCCAGTTGTTAGTATATTAGAATTAACTTTAACGTATACTGCATCACTACTGTTTGGAAATTGTTCCAACCCAAATTTCTTGTTCACACCGTTGGCAATATAACTTAAAACTTTAATCGATGCAGACCCGTCGCTTGGGCGGTCGAACACTTTAATTGCTACTGCATCGACTACTTGTCCGTTAACTAACTCTTCTGGGCCGCCACCGGTTGTTTCTGTTACAAATCCATCGCCGTCGAGAATTATGTCTGCAGGATCTAGTCCCGTAGCAGAATCATATACTAATGTACCGCCATCTAATGCTGTATCAAAATCATTTTCGTTAACAGCTACCGCTCCGTCACTGGTAGATTTTCTAAATATAATTAAATCTCCCACTTTCATAGTGTACGTATTTGGAATTGTAATAATATTAGAATAACCGTCTGCTAGGAACGTTGGCATAACTGCCAACTGATTTCCGCTACTTTTAGCCACACATGAACCTGTTGCATTAATTAATTTAAATTCAGTAGCCAATTGTGAGGTTGCTGATATTTTAAAAGTTCGATTGTCTATTACATCTTTTACATAATAAGGTGTATTACTATTAATATTTCCAAAAGTAGTTCCTGTAAATGTAATTAAATCTCCGACTTTAAATGTAATTGGTGTAATAGTGGTAATGGTATTACTACTTACTTCAGTTTTGCTAATAATCCATTGTTTTGTAAAATTCTCATCATCTAATCTAACAGGATCATTTGTTGCCGAAATAGTTATGTTTGCTCCGGCCGCAGGAGCTTCAGACAATTGTAAGGAATTATTTGTAATATATCTAAAATTGCTTGGAGCAATTAATGTTCTAACGAATCTTATATTGATACCTGCTAAAATGTCTCCATAAAGAATATTTGACAATAACAATGTAGTGCTGTTAATTATTTTTTCTATTTTTGTACCGTCTGCAATTGCGCCTGCAATATTACATGTGGCAACATCTCCGATTTTTAATCCGGTTGTATTGTTTAAAGATAAGATAAGTTGAGGAGATGCCGCAACTTGTTGCAATGCCATAGTACCTTGTGCAGAAACTAAGGGAAATATATCTCCTCCAGACGTATCACTTATTGTAAATGTTGTTGAATTTATAATTTCTTTTACATAATATGTTGTTTTTTCTACTAATCCGCCAAACAATGTTCCGTTAACTTGGAATGGCAAACCAACATATAAATTCAAAGTTGAGCCTGTCAAATAATTGCTAGACGTACCGTAACGCATTTGCATGGTTCCAAGGGCCGAGTTGACCGTGAATACCGATCCTCCTACACTAGAAGCCACAGTAAATGTTCCAACATCAATTATTTCTTTTACATAATAAATTTGATTTGAAATAAATCCGCCGAATGTTCCTGTAATAAAAGTTATTGGTTTGTTAACTGATAAATTAGCTGTTGAACCTTTTAAATAATTGAATCCGTTAATTGTTTGAGTGATGTTAATTACTTCGGTAGAGGTCGCAGTTATTGTTCTTGTAACTCCAGCAACCAATTTATCAAGTGTAACAATTACACTATCAATTAAATTAAACTTCAAAGAAAAACTATATATTGTTTTAGCACCGTCGGATATATAGGTATTACTAATAACTGGCTGATAATATATATTAACACTTGTTAACACTTCAGGAACATATGGTAATTCAAATACTCGTGTGACTACAGTATCTGCATCAATAGTTACAATATAATCATTATAAACATTCTCGTATGAATCCCACAAATCTTGCATGTACCCAACACTGCTCCAGCCTTGTGGAGTACTATAATCAAGTCCAGTAACAACTACTCCACCGTAATCAACACCTGTCATTAGTTGGTTTAAATTTTTTCCAAGTTGTCCTGTACCTGGATTATAAAAATACTGAATTCTATCGCTTGCATTTAATAAATCAATATCCTTTAGATAGTCAACAGTTACAACTACTCCAGCAAGCGGTGCTGTTTTAAATTTAATTAATCCGCTGTAACTAGTATAACCTTTTGAAGTTGATTTAACTGTTGATATTGTATAGCTGTCACGTAGTGCTGAAACTCCATTTAATTTTACAGTAGCAGAATTAATTTTTATATCAGGCGCCCATGTTAAAGCAAAATTAGTTTTGCCGCCGGTGCCTTCAAATGCCTGTGTTTCGTTTAACTGAATAATATAATATTGGTCAGTAATTCTATCAAATTTCATTTTAATAAGACTCGATCGTACTAGTCCTTTACCAATAATAGCAACTGCTGTAGCCAATGCACTAGTTGAACTGCCGCCACCGTCTATAACAATAGTAGGTGCCGATAGATAACCACTACCTGGATTTAATAATAAAATTCTAGTTACTTTTCCGTTAGCAATAAAAGCACGAGCTTGAGCACCGGTGCCGCTGTCGCTTAAGATCCTAACTGTAGGCTCTGAAACATAATTTGTACCGTTATTAGTAATAACAACGGATGTTATTTGATAACCAATATTATCTAACCAATGTTTCCAAGGATAAGATTTTATAATATCGTTATTTGAAACTATAACTCCATTTTTTATAGAAGCACTAATATTTTGATTTTTGCCAGGTTGAAATACCGAAGGTAAATCAAAATCTGTAACTACGGAAGAGCTATTATCTATAGATGTATAGTTGCTAACATATTCTCTAACTGTTGTTTTATAAGGAACTACTTCGTTGATATAATCTTGGAAGTCTGGTAGATTATCATTTTTATATGTGATCGTTTGTTTTAAATTACCAACATTATGTTGGGCTTTTACAAAACTAGTTTTAAATGCCCAATCAATATAAGTTTGTTCTGAATGTGCATACCGAACGCTGGCAAAGAATAAATCTAAATAATTTTGTTTTAATGTATCGGTTAAAATATTATCTTTTAAACAATTTAAAATTATTCTCAATTCTCTGCTGGCTGTAAAATCATACCCGATACTATCATAGGTCGATCCGTCAAAACCAATATTATTATTTTGAAAATTATATAACTTTTGACTCAACTGTATTGTGCCGTTTTCAATCCCCACTACTTTATATCGCTGTGTCCAGTCAATACTATCGACTAAAGAATAACAGTAAAGTAATTGCCAACCTTTAGATCCGGCAATTCTAACTTTTACAGTTTGTCCGACAACAGGGTTTAATGTTCCAATTTCTGCGAATGTGTCAATTGCAAAATCTATTACACTGAATTGATTGAACCCGCTAGCATACCAATCAACAGATTCCCAATAATTTCTAGTATCATACGATTGTGTTTTAACACGAACCCATGATTTAGTTTGTGTAATATTATTTGTTTCGTATGAATATATACTCCAATTACCGTTTGCAATCGAATCTGAATTTACTAACGCTGAAAACGGTCTGATGCTTAATGTTGTAGACGATGTATAACCTTTTCCGCCCGATGTAATTTTTGCACCAATAATTTGCCCTGCAATATCAATTACTGCTGTTAATTTTGCGCCAGTGCCTGCACCGATAATTTTTATTTCCGGAGCATTAGCATACCCAGATCCTGCAGAAATAATTTTTATACCTGTTATACTACCATTTTGAATTACAGGAATCACAACTGCCGATTTTGCAGTTGATACCGCAATAATTCGTAATTCTGCTTCAGTATCAACAACAGTATCGTATTCTCCTAAAAATTTATACGGGGCAATGTCATAACTTTCTAATGCTGAAATATTTTTTTGTTCAGTAATTTGTTCTATTATTAATATTTTGTTAACACGCTCTGTAAATTCTTTTAATGCTTCGAATGCATTAATAAACATACCCTGGCGCGGGCGACTTTCGATACCGTATCGTAATTTAGCTGGTAAATTTAAATCTGGAACTGGTCTGTCTGCCTGATCTTTGCCGCATAAACTGTCAAACCATTTTTGTTCAATAACAGATGGCAATATAGTATTAGGATTATTGTCTATTAGTTTCCACTGGGCATGTGTATTTTGCGTAGTATTTTCTACAGTCCAATATTCAATGCCTAAAACAACATCCGATCCTTTTAATAAATTCTGACAATTAACAAGACTAAATGAATTAGTACCTGTTACTACAACAAATGGATAATTTCTTCCTCGAGGATTACTAATTAACTCAGATACTGAATTAGCAGAAGTTGTTCTGCCTTCGATATCCGGCGTTAATGTTTTATTTTTAACCCAGAAATAATAGGTATTTTGAAAACTTTGACTTAATGTATTGTATGTTTGCACAACACTATAGCTATCTAGATATAATGGTAATCCGCTGATACCCTTCGTTAATCCAGTAGTAGTATCTGCTTGTAATTTCCAATCAGTAGGTTTGAATGTAGTTTTTACCCACTCGTAAACATCAATAGTTGCTCCGGTTGCCAGGGTATTCAACACACTATTTCTATAAACTAGATCTTCTGAATGGTTGTCAACAAACTTAGCTGTACGCAAATCCCACCATAATTTTCCAACTTGTTTTTCGGCCCACGCCGATCCGACATCAACATTAACTGTAGAAGGGCCTGTAGAATATATAGCTGGATCGTAATATGTTTTATAGTCGATCTCTTGTTCAGCAGTTCCAGCAATTTTTCCTAATATCGGATCTATTATATCTAAATAGCGGACTAACTTATTAGTAGTTTTGTTATACAAAAATACTTGTTTAATTTTGTTAAGATCTATTAAATCAGTTTGATTATGGATAGATTTCCAACTATATGTTCCTGCAATTTTTTCGTAAGAGTATACTTTTCCTGAATTTATTTCTTCAATAGAAATATTTTGTTGCTTATCATTTAATATATCAGTGGCGTGAGGAGCTCCGACTAAGATTGCATTTTTAGCAATTGCAAAACTTTGGCCAAAACCATCAGTAGATTTATTACTACTTGACAAATATTCTCCAGAAATCCATTTTGTTAAGTATTTGTCATATATGTCAATTCGTCCTGCATTTAATGTCAATTCCTTAAATTCTAATGCACCGGAATCAAAGGTAGTCGGTTCACCGGTACGTGTACGACTGGTAATCTGGTCGGCGTCAAATGTGGTTGGAGTAAATGTGTCGGCGCCTGGACTATAAATTGCAAGGGTCTTATCATTGTCTGAAAAATCAACTTTAGTTCCAAACAAATCTCCCGATTCTGCATGGGGACTTTCTATCTCTTGATATAAACTATATGTATTTCCTATATTTTTATTATTACTGTAGATTAAAACTTGGCCTTCGTTTACAGTTGCTCCAGAATATAATGGAGACCCTACGGCCAAATAATTGCCGTCTTGAGATATTTTTACGCTTGTTCCGAACTGGGCGGCATCTTTGATAATACTGCCATCAGTTAATGTTGCTACATTAATTGATGCATTTCGAGTTACAGTTCCAACATTTACAGTTATAATTCCTGATCCCGAGCTTCTGTTAAATGTTACCTTGTCGCCTACTGCATATCCATAACCCGCATTACTAATTCGTAAACTAGTAACTTCTGAGCCGCCTGTTAACGTATTTGCTAAACCTGTATTAACTACTAAACTAATTGCAGTTGTTACTGTGATGTTTGTTGGTAATACTTGATCTACAATGTAAGTACCGGTGCCGCCTGTGCCTGTGCCCGTAAGTAATAATGTTGTATTAGAAACAGCTTGACTTATACTAACTTGCCAATTTGTACTTGCGCCAGATACTATGGTGGTACCAGGAACAACATTACTACCTGTAACCAACATTCCAATTTGAGGATTTCCGCCAGTTATTCCTGAGAATGTTAATGTTGTCCCAGAGATGATTGCACCTGTTAAACTGATTCCAGATATAATTGTTGGACTTGAGTAAATGTATCGACTTGTTGCCGAGAATGAACTAACTGTTTGAGCTGGGGTAACGTAGTATGTTCCGGCCTTACCTTCGCCTGTACCGGACGCAATGATAGTAGTATTAGCGGCCGCACCACCACCACTAACTTGTTGTCCTAATAAAATTGAACCTGTTACTGTTCCGCTGGCCGTTAATACTACAGGTGTACCTGTAATAAAAGTTGGCACTACTGTTTGTAATGTACTAACGACCCATTCGGTATCCGAACCACTTACAACATACGTACCTGCAATAACACCAGTACCACTCAACACCATTCCTGAAAATAGTGCAACGCCGGTCGAGCTTGTAAATGTTAAAGTAGTGCCGTTGATCTGTGCATCATTTAAAAATGCTTGCAATGTGGCTTGGGTACATGTTGCGGTTTGGCTAGTACTTACTGACCATGTTGTGCCGGAACCGCCTGTGATATATGTTCCTTCTAATACTGAACCGCCAGATAATAGCATGCCTATTTCAACTGGAGACCCTGATGAACTTGTAAATGTTAACGTATTTCCACTAATAGTTCCTGAAGGGACCGTAGCAGTTGTACAAGTAGATACTTGCTGAATATTAACTACCCAATTTAATCCGCTACCACCGGTTACAGTGGTGCCGGCTAGAACTGAACCTCCACTTAATACCACGCCTGCTGTTAATGCAGTACCTGTATAGGTAGAGAATGATAGCAAATTTCCAATAATGGTTGCATTTGTTTGTGTAGCGGTTATTGTGACCGGCGAGGATATTGTTTGTGTTATATTAACTGTCCAAGTTGTTCCCGACCCGTATAATAATTTAGTTCCGCTGGCTACTCCACCATTAGTCAATACCATTCCTGCTACAACCGGGTCTCCTCCTGTAACTGCATCAAATGTCAGTGTTATTCCATTTATAACTGCATTGTACAGTGTGGCAACTCCTCCAATTAATGAAGTGACTACGCCCGATAATGTTGCAGTACCTTTTGAAATAATTGCTCCGGTAAATGTAGAAGGAGCATCTAAACTTGGATTTGTTAACTGCATTCCAGGTTTGATTTTTTCATATAATGTTGCAGTAATTTGTTTATTTTTAACAGAAAGAGGATTATTGATATTCCATATTTTGCCAGAACCGCTAACAATATAGATGTTTTCAGAAATACCTTCACCGGATAGTATCATGCCTGGAATCACTGGGGAACCGGCAATTTCTTCTGCTGTGATAACTGTACCAGAAATAGAACCAACAATTTTCGTAACAATATTATTTTGCCCGGCTGTAATACTACTAATAGTTAATACGTTAGCTGATAAAGTTGAAACAACTGTTGCTTTGTTAATTTCTGTAATATATGTTCCAGATGCAAATGCATTTGGAATAGTTGGTGAAAATAAGTTATGACCTATTTGAAAATTATCTATCGTAGTAACAGGAACAACAATCTCGCCAACAAGAGCGCCTGACGTAGTTGCTTGAGAAATATTAAAAGTTAAACCTCTTCCTGATGCAGTTGTTGTTGTTAAAATATCGGTTCCGGTGTTTGCTCCTGCAAAACTTATTGGCAACCAATAATTGGTATTTGCTGGTGATTGATTTTGTACATCAACAATAGCAACATAATTAGTACCACCGTACGTCATAGTATCGCCTATTTTGTATGCGATTCCAGAACTATAAGTTGTAGTCGACCATGTTGTATGTAATACAGCACCTTGCCCTAATGGATTTACTACAGTAATAGTATCGCCAACTTTATAATTTTGACCGCGTTCTCTTACTGTTACTGTTTGAATTACACCATTAGAGTTTACTAATCCGTCTACAATTAATCCAGTACCCGAACCGTTTGTAGTAGTTAGATTTTGAAGTTGGGTAATTGGAAAACTATTAACGCCGGATCTAAAGCCCCAGCCGCCAACTAAAGAAGATGTGTTAAATGATGAAACTCCATTTGTTGTAGTTGCTGGTGTTATTTGTTGAGTAGCTCCGGTAATTGTTTGAAATACTGTATAAACACTACTATCGTTCAATCGATAAATGTATACAAATCCTGCATAAGGAGCACCAATAACTAATATAGAACTATCTTGTGTTGCTGACAGGGTTAGTCCAAATCCAAGACTAGTACCATTAGTAACACTAATGCCGGGTCGATTCAATACCCATCGATCTGCTGTGCTTGCTATTGCTAGGGCCGGCCCACCATCGAATTCTGTAGTATTAGATGCTAGATATCCAGTGGATGCATTTCCTGCATCGTATGTAGCTGTAACATTTGCACTAGCATTATCGCCGTCTGCATCTAATACAGATTTAATAGCAGTAGTTCCTAAACCAGCAATAAACTTAATTTCAAATACAGTTGCTTGTGTTCCGTAATTTGTATTACCTATAGATCCAACAAACAATCTACTATCACTAAAAGTCAAACTAGAACCAAATTGTTGACCAGTTATATTATCGCCACTAGTGATTGTAAACAAATATAAAAACTCGTTATATGCATTTTTTTGATACAGACTAACTGCGCCAGTTAGTGTGCTAGTCGAATTTGTTCCAGATATATCGCATAGGATATTTCCGTTTGCGGCTACTCGTGTGGCCAATTTGCCAGCTCGAGGAGTACCAATTGCTAAAAATTCGCCGTCGGCACTAATCGCCATAGTTTCAGCAAACGTATCTGGAAGATTTGGATCTTGGCCAAATTCATACTGCGACATGAATGGTCGCTTGATAATTTGTCTAAAAATCCACTGAGCACCTTGTTTTGCATAGACAATTGCTTCGCCAACTTGCGTTGCAACTACGGCAACAGTGCCTTCTATATCAGTTACCACAACACGGCCGTGGGCTTGATCTTGTATAGGATAAGGTTTTCTAATTTCGTGCGGAGTGTATACCGGATTTAATTCTAAAGTAGACCATTTTCCAGCACCATTATCATCTATCCAAATTTTATCTTTAACTTGTGTATAAGTTTTAATAACGGTGTTTGCATCGTCGATTGACGATACCCTTACAGGGTATAAATTAAAAATTTCTAAATTAGATTTGATATCATCGGCAGTTGGCCACTCGGCAGTTGGCGTAAACGACGAAGCATCTAATGTAACTGATTTTAAATCAACTTCTTTAATTTTATAAAACCCTGCAAATGCTACTTGTTTAAGACCAATATAATATCCAACAATACTTGGATCCAATCGATTTTCAGTTGTGATAGTAATTGTTTTTGTTTTGTTAGTATATACAGCATCTATTGGGGAGACTTTGGCAGAAGTAAATCTGTAAATGTTCCAACTTGTTTTGTCAAAAGATACCCACACAAACATTCCGTCTTTAAACGTAGTAATATCTCTAGTTGCAAGATCAGAAATATTTTTAACTTGTACTACATCGTCGCCCGACTGTACATGTCCAGACGATCTTAAAAAATATTTTTGACTATTTTTAACTGGGAAGGGATTAGCATTATATCCCTGCGGTTTTAGATAGACTGTATTAGCTGGAATGTTTATATTATAGTTGTTAGAAGATTCAGGCTGTAGTGTTAGAAAATAACCCTGTGGATTTTTACTAAAATCAGGTTCTTCTATAACAAATTCAACTGCTTCGTACGCTTGACTTGCGCCGTACTGCCCAACACGAATTCCCCATTCTTCAAAGAATGTTAAACTTTCTCGATTATCGGCACTTAGTACATCGAATAATTTATTAAGACTATTCTGTGTTCCTTTTTCTTTTATCATGCCTTGATAAAATTGAAATTCACTAATGTTATCTTGAATAATGTTACTTAGATATTGTCGTTTTTGATA